CTACAGGTGCTACAGGTGCTACAGGTGCTACAGGTGCTACAGGTGCTACAGGTGCTACAGGAGCGACTGGTGCAACAGGTTCTGCTGGTGCGATGTCTGAGATTGACGCACAAACCTTCTCAAGTTCAACTACTTACACAATCCCTGCCACATCAAAACTGATTGTCGTTGAGTGTATCGGTGCTGGTGGCGGCGGTGGTTCAGGTCGGCGTGGCGGACCTCAAGCAGGTGGTGGCGGCGGTGGTGGTGCGTGGGAACGCTTGTCTATCCCCGTGTCGGAACTTGGTGGTGCTGGAGCGTCTGTGACGGTCACTATTGGTGCGGGCGGTGCTGGTGCGCCACGAGCAACAGTAGATGGCAACGGTAGTTCAGGTTCTAAAGGCGGTAACTCACGCTTCGGCACATTCTATTTCTCAGGTGCTATGGCTGGTAACGGTGGTGGTTCGGGTGGTGCTGGTGAGCGTGGTATGGGGTATACGGGTGGCTTAGCGATGACTGTTGGTTCTGAGTTTGGAACTGGTGGTCGTGCGGCACTTGTTGCTCGTAAAGGTTGGCGTGGTGGTGGTGGCGGTGGTGCTGGTGGATATGCTGGTGCGAGTTCTGAAAGTGACCCACCACTTGCTACTACTGGTCAAACCTATGTCGCAACAACTGGTGGTGGTGGTATTGCTGGAACTGGTGACGGTGGCAACGGCACAGCAGGTGGAACATCACAAGGTGGCGGTGGTGGTTCTAATGGAACATCAAATATGGGTGGTAACGGTGGCAACGGTGGAAACGCTGGTGGTGGTGGTGCTGGCGGTGGTTCGTCAGCAACTCTCATCAACTCCGGCGCAGGTGGTGCTGGCGGAGACGCACAAATTAAGATATGGGTGTTCGGATGAGATGGCTTGAATTGAACGCCGACGGCGTTGTCGTAAACATTTCTATTTGGAATGGTGTCACCCCATATTCGCCCGCAGGTATCACACAACTTTTACCGTGTGCAGATAACGCTGGCGTGTCGTTCGGTTGGCAACTCGTTGACGGTGTATGGCAAGCCCCTGTTGAAAACCTATTAGAAGAGAGTTAACCAATGACCACCTATCCCGTACTCCCAATCATTATGCCTAGCGATCTTGCTGGTGCGAAGAATGGTGAACTGAACCCTGCCTTGCTTCGTGGCATTAAGGCTCCGAACGGCAAGTTGCATCATCTTGCCGCTACGGCTTGGAATTGCATGCAGTTAGCGGCGTACTTTGATGGGATTGAGTTGAAGCATGTTGGTGCTTACCGTCCGTTGACGGAACAGGTGAAGTTGTTTAATTCTCGTTATGCGTTATCGCCAACGGGTCGTAAACCGCAGGTCACGCGCACCTATCAGGGTAAGACTTGGTATTTGAAAAAGGGCATGGCACCAGCAGGCACCCCCGCTACCAGTAATCATGGCATCGGACTCGCGATAGATATTGCCTCATGCGAGGGTAAGCGTTTGGCGTGGTTGCTTGGCGATTCGTTTGCTACCAGTAACGCTCTTAAATACGGGTTCACATGGGAAGTTGCAGACTCTAAAAATCCAAACTTTGAGGCATGGCATCTGCGTTATGTTTGTGGCGACAAGTTGCCACAAGCGGTGCTGGATGCTTTGGTCGCTTTCCCAACTTTGAATGCGAACTGAGTTGTGGATCTCGTCTGGGTACCCATTGCCGTAGCGTTAATCGGCGGTCCTGTCATGTGGTTTCTGCAACGGTTTGATAAGCGGAATACGCAACAACACGGGTCAAACATGAAAGTTCTGGAGCGCATTGAATCCAAGGTAGACCAAGTTGACGAACGGATTTCGGGTCATATTGATTGGCATGCTCACAAAGACAAGTAGGGTTTTGTTACTGTGGTGATGCGAATACCACTATTGGGGTAGCGTTCACTGCGGAGGTAACGATGAGCGAACTTTTGAAGAAGTTGAATCAGGCTGGGACTACAAAAATTTCTCGGTGTGGTGTTGCTTTGTTGAAAGCAAGTTTGGATCCTGCTGAGTGGGATCAGGTTGCTGTCATTATTGACGGGATGCGAAACGATCGTTTGCGGGCTACGGCTCAAGGGCATACGGCTGTTTGGTTGTCTGGTGTTCTTAAAGAGCATGGGCATTCGGTTTCTCTTCATACGGTTCAACGACATATACGGAAGGCGTGTGCTTGTGAGTGATCTTTCTGAGGCGTTAACTAATCCGCCGAAGCCGATGCGAGAGCGTCTTGGTGCTTTGGCTGAGTTGTTGGAGCGGTCTGGTATTGATATTGATGAGATTGGCAATGTCCAACGGGTCAATGTGTATCAGGGGTTCTATAAGGATGAGAACGGTGAAGCGCACACGGTTGACATGCATGGCATCGTGTTGTCGCCTAAGTGGGGCGACGCTCCTGAATATCCTGTGGTTCAGCCTGCCGCGCCTACGGTGGTTCGCCCTGTCAAGATCCAGTCCAGTAAGCGGACTAGCAAGTTGACGGTCATTTTGCCTGATCCCCAGATTGGTTACCGCCGTCTGGATTCTGGTGAGATGTTGACGATGCATGATGAGGATGCGATAGATGTGGCGTTGCAGATTTGTCGTTCTGTCCGTCCAGATGCCATCGTGAACTTGGGTGACTTCTTGGATCTCCCAGAGTGGTCTTCTAAGTTTTTGGTTTTGCCAGAGTTTGTGTTGACGACTCAGCCTTCGGTTGATCGTGCCCACCTATTTTTGGCTCAACAGAGGGCTATTGCTCCTGATGCGACGATCAGTTTGTTGGCTGGTAACCATGATGATCGGCTGGGGAAGCATGTGGCTAAGAACGCTATGGCGGCTTTGCGGTTGCGTAGGGCTGGTTTGCCGAATGAGTTGCCTGTGTTGTCGCTTCAGTATTTGTTGCGGTTGGAGGAGTTGGGTGTGTCGTATGTGTCTGGGTATCCCGCTGGTCGGATCCAGATTGCTAAAGGCGGATATGGTCAAACCCCCCTATATGCCATTCATGGGGAGAAACTGGACATCTCTAAGGTTGCTCGTGAGGAACGCCAATCGTTCGTTCAGGGGCACATTCACCGTCAAGCAATGCATGCGATGACCTATGAGGTTCGGGGTGAGCCGGAGACAGTTTTGGCTTTCTCGCCGGGTTGTCTGTGTCGGATTGATGGTGGTGTTCCCAGCACCAAGTCGGCTGTTGACGAGAGGGGTGTTCCTGTGGTCAGATGGGAAGCATGGCAACAAGGAATAGCGGTCGTGGAGGAATGCGACGATGGGTTTTATCATGTGGAAATTGTTCCTATTTTTCATGGGCGGGCTGTCTACAGAGGGAAGCAGTATGAGGCTCGTAAAGATTCTGTGGGATGACGCTTATTCGTTGCCTGATGATTGGCACGAGTTGCCGTTGGCTCCGCCTGAGACTCGTCCTATGACGACTGTTGGGTTCATTGTTTCTGAGTCTAAGTGGGGTGTGGCTGTTGCTCATACGCATGATCCCGATGGTGAGACTTGTGCTGGTGTGATTGTGATTCCTAAAGGGATGATCCGTAAGATCACTGATTTAGTTGCGTGACTATTACTGTTGGGAATGCGATCTTGATTGGCGGGGTAGTAAGCATTGTCCTGTGTGTGGTGGTTTGGGTGAGGAACAGGATGACTTCCCACTAAACACCGTTCAAGACGATGTTGACTAGCATACGGTTGTGGATTTTGACCTGACTGAGTTAGAGAAGAAGATGTCGCCGTCTGAGGCGGGTCGTTACGCCGCTGAGATGCGATGGCGTACTCATTCTGGTATGGCTTTGCCCGCTGGTGCAAACACTGTTTTGTTGCCTGACCGTTTGAATCGTGCTACTGACAACATGTTGGCTAAGGGTGGCAGTGTTTCTCACTTGGGTTTGAACGAGAGCGATGCTGTTTTGCGTGGTGCGATGATGATGGTGGAGCGCACTTTTAGTGAGGCTCGTATGAATCAGCGGGATTACGAGTTGAATGTGCATGCTCAGAAGTCGTGGCAGGAGGCTCGTAAGGATCCTTCGGCGATGCTTCATGTGGTTCGTGTTGGTCGCAATATTGCGGCGGTTGCGGTTACGGTTCGTCCGAATGATGCGACGGTGGAGATTCGGCATTTGAGTTCTACTGGGGTGTTGAAGGGTGCTGGTTCGGCTTTGTTGGGGTCAATTATTAAGAAGGGTGTGAAGGGTGGGCGTACTACTTTTCGGGTTACGCCGTCTGAGGAATCTAAGTCTTTTTGGGATGAGTATGGTTTTAGCGGTGCTGTTTATGACCAGTTGGGTAATCCTGATGGGTCGCAGGATTTGGTTGTGAAGCCTGAGTGGTTGCGTGTTGTAAAGGCTAATTTTGATTCTTCAACGGAAGGTACAGAGTGAACAAGTCATTGGAAAATGTGTTGAAGGCTTTGGAGCAGGACGCTTTGGCGTTTTGTTCGGAGTCGGATTGGGCGATCGTTGTCGCTGAATGCGAGAGGGCTGGGAATGTTCGTCGTGTTTCTAAGTCGGCTCAGGTGATTTTGGAGAAGGCTATGTCTCGTTCTGAGGCTGGTCGGTTTGCGGCTGAACAGCGTTGGAAGAATCATGTGAAGGAGGGTGATGGTAGCGGAGGGAGAATTCCCAATCCGCCCGGGTCGTCGGTTCGTGGCACAAGATCTGCTTTTAAGACTCCAGAATCTAAGGCTAATGCTAAAAAAATGATGCGAGACGCATTGTTATACGGTGGGTATAACGGTATAGAAGTTGCTGAAATTTTGACTGGCAGAGGAAATAACATTGCCAAAAAACAAAGTCGCAGGTGGTTGAAGTTGTATGGCTTTACGGACGGTCAAATACGAGAGTTTGTTGGCAGAGACACCGTTGAAACAAGTGGCAGTGGAACTCCTAAAGAGAAATACTCGCCAGTGCAATACCAAGCGGTTCGGGATGCGATACCTCAAATCAGTGCGGACAATGCTAAGAAGTTGACTCAGTATCTTGCTGATAATGATCTTCTTGGTGGTACTGCTGGGATGACTCCTCAGCAGATGCTTGATAAGTGGGTGCCTCATTTGGATCGTGCTTTGGGTGGTAGCGAGACTGCAACTCCTAAAACGGCACCAGTAAAAAGTGGTGGTGAACGGGGTTCGGGTTCGTTTGATGATGGAACACCTTTTCATGGTAAGTTTTCAAGCCCGACAAACAATGACGGCGAAGGCGACGGCACTTTAGGTACCAGCCGTGTTAACCATCCTGTTTACAAAACACCGAAGTATAAGGCTGAAGTGAAAGCGGCGGCTCTGTACCAGTTGCATAACGAGATCGTAAAAATGCATCGGCAGGCAGGCAAACAAATTCCAAATTCTGCCAAGCCTTACATGGATGCTCTAAATTCGTTGTCAAATGTCAACGAAATGTACGGCATGGACTCTGGCAAATCCATTGTTGCTTACACCATTAGCAATATTAAATTTTTTGGTGAGCAAGGCAAAGCGTTAAAAGCGGAGTTGTCCGCTCGGTTGAAATAATCTCTCTCACTATTTAAAGGAAACAGTCATGCGACAAGGTTTGGAATCAGTTTTAAAAATGTTGGAGCCGTTTGCTCTCGGATTTTGTTCCGATAGTGAGTGGTCTGATGTGGTTGCTGAGTGCGAATATGTTGGTGGTGTTTCTGGTGTGTCGGTTTCGGCTCAAAGGATTTTGGCTAAGGCGGAGTTTGGTTCTCGTTCGGAGGCTGGTCGTTATGCGGCATTACAGCGTTGGAAGACCCATATCCCTGTTGACGATGTAATCACCGCTTACCCTAATGCGAAACCTGCTGTGGCTGTTGGGGAACCGTTCCCTCCTCCTCCTACGCCAGATACTGAACCTGATCCTAAGTATGGTGAGGAAAGCATTCGTCTGGCTAGAGAACTTCGTGCCAAATCGGTGCTTCTTGAACCTGAAGTTACAAACATGATTTTGGCGGTTGCTCAAAAGACTGGTGCCGAAACGCCTGACCTTAAACATCGTTTGAAGGCAACAGGTAGTCTTGCTCGCAAGATCCATAATGAGGGTATGGCTGAACATGACGGTGATTTTGTTAAGTCTGCTGAGGGTATCTCAGATGCGATTCGTTACACAATGGTGATTGATGATGATAACTATTTGGGTGCGGCTCAGCAGATTATTAAGGATTTTGAGTCCAGTGGATACAAGATTCGTAACAAAAACTTTTGGCAGACGGGCGATCCTTTTGATGCGATGACTTTAAAGTTGTCTAAGGACGGGGTTACTACTGAGTTGCAGATGTTGACTCCTGCGGCGAAGAAAGCCAAGGAACTGAATCATCCGTTGTATGAGATTTATCGTGATCCTTCTACACCGATGCTCACTCGGATGAGTGCTTGGAAAAAAATGGTTGATGTAGCCAAGTTAACGCCTCGTCCGTTAGGCTATTCCTTATTGTTAACACTTGGAACTTTGGTTCTTCAAAAACCTGATTGGGCGTTGATGTGAGATATTTTGCGAGTGATCTTGATGGGCGACCGAACACGCTGTACCGTTTTGATGTTTCGGGTTCTGACATTGTTGAGGAAAAGTGGACGGGCGTTGATTGGGTTCCGTCTAATGTGCCGTCTGAACATTTGGTTGAGGGTCAGCACGATATTTGGGAGTTGTCGTATGAGACGGCAAGGAAATTTTTCCCTATTTAATTTTGTGAGTGCGAATCTTTGACTTAACCATCGTGTAGTATCTCGTCAAGCCTAACGAGGAGGAAAAATGGCAGACATGATGAAAGACTATGTGGAGGTTGCGGAGCGTATCCGTATCTTCCGTGAGAAGTACCCAGAGGGTTCGTTGCAACCAATGAATCTGGAGAAGCCTTACGAGATTGTGACGGTCGGGGAGAAGACTTTCATTGTCTATTTTGCCGCCGCTTACCGTACTCCCGACGATCAGCGACCCGGCATTGGCAGTGCATGGGAGCCGGTTCCCGGTGCTACCAGTTTTACACGCCTGTCCGAACTGATGGTGTGTGAAACCTCGGCTTGGGGACGCGCAATTGTTGCTGTTTTGGCGGCGGATGCGAAAAAGGTTGCCACGATTGATGAGGTTCGGAATCGTGCGGAGGCTCCTGTTCGTGCAGTTGCACCAAAGCCAATTGCTAAGGTTGTCGCTCCTAAGCCGTCTGCTGATGAGCCACAGGAATGGGTTGCACCTAAGCAGGTGATCGTTGAACAAACGGAAAAGAATGAGGCAAGCATCCATGCTATCGCTGAGTTGGCGAAGCAGGCGGGCATCGCTTCCAAAGAGGAAATGCGGGAGTATTGCTCAATGGTGATTGACCGTGACATTGCTTCGTCGTTGGATTTGTCGGCTGAGGATCGGGTGAAAGTCATCATGGCTCTTCGTGAACTGGTCATGGATCCCAAAGAGTGAGTATCAGGGTCATGTCATCCATTTGGGAACTTGACCTGCCACCATCTGAGAAGTTAGTTCTTTTGGTCATTGCGGATCATGCCGATGATGATGGTGGGAACGCGTACCCTAGCGTGGCTCGGATTGCTCGTCGGGCTTCTATTTCTGAGCGTCAAACTCAACGGGTGATCCGTCAGTTATGCGATGACGGGTTTCTGATTGTGGAGGATCGTTTGGGTGGTGGTGTGGATTGGCGGAGTGATCGTCGCCCTAATCGGTATCAGATTATCGGGGTGTCATCAGCGTCATCTCGTGGTGGTCACGGGGTGACATCTGTGCGTCACGAGGTGACACTGGGGGGCTCACGAGGTGACATACAGGGCACTCACGAGGTGACACCCATGTCACCCTATACATCCATAGAACCATCCATAGAACCATCCATAGAAATATCTTGTGCAGAATCGCTTTGTGAGTTGTTAGCGGACTCGTGGGCTTCGTTGAGTTCTGGTGTGAAAAGACCGAAGGTGACGAAGGCGTGGGTTGATGAGATGGATCGGATGATGCGACTTGATGGTCGTGATGCTGGTTTGGTTGAGGAGGTTTTGAGGTGGTTGCCGTCTGACAGTTTTTGGTCGGTGAATGTTGGGTCGCCTGTGAAGTTGAGGAAGCATTTTGATCGGTTGATTTTGCAGATGCGAAAGACTGATCGCAGTAGTCGGTTTTCTGGTATTGAGGAATTTCTTAAGGAGGAATTGTGATTAGGACTGAGACGGCAAGCATTGTGGGTGTGTTGGTGGCTGGTTTTCCGAGTGTGAAGATGAGTCGGGAAACGGTTGAGGTTTGGCATCGTGCTTTGCATGATTTGCCGTTTGAGGATGTGAAGGTTGCTGTTGAGAAGTTGTTGATGACTTCTGAGTGGTTCCCGACGATTGCTTTGATTCGTAAAGCGACTTTGGATGCGATGGGCATGTTGCCTATGTCGGCGGATGAGGCTTGGGTTGAGATTCTGGGTGCTATCAACGATCATGGTTACGCTGGTTACCCCGAATTTTCGCCTCTCGTGCGTGAGGCGGTGTTGCAGGTGGGTTGGCGTGATATTTGCATGTCAACGCAACCTGAGGCGATTAGGAGGTCTTTCGTGAAGGCGTATGATGCGATTGCTTTGAAGCAGACCCATTTGGTTTTGACTGCACCACTGGAGTTGACAATGGGGGGATAGGAAATGTTGATCGGTGTTGAGGTTGTGGTTTAAGTTTTTTGTGGCAGGATCGTGATCCGTCTAAATGGAGAGATCATGTCGCAAGAGCAGGTTGAAATTTTGTTGAAGTATTTGTCAAGGTTGACTCCACGGGGTCGTGAAGAGGAGAAGGAATTATTGTGGGTGATGAGGTCATTGAGGGTTACGAAAGTGTCAGCGACACGCTAAAGTCTGCTCAACGAGAGGAGCCTTTAGTGGAATTCGGAACTGTAAATATTGGTGTGAAAGCCGAAAATGAAGATGACTTGTTGAGGCAGTGCGGTTTATTGACTGACCAGATGCGAGATCATCAGTTGGCGATCAGCATGTTGAACGATCAGCGTCGGCGGATTGTTCGGCAGTTGCGGTCGTTTCGTGTGCCGTATCGGAAAATTGCTAATTCGGCTGGAGTGTCGGATCAAGCGTTGTATGCAGATTTGCGTAAGCATCCAGTAGAGGAGACTGCCAAGTGAATAATTTGACCATTGTAGGGAACATGGTTGCTCAACCTGAAGTGCGATTCACTCCGAGCGGGGTTGCTCAAGCAACTTTCCGTGTTGGTGTCAATCGTCGGTTTCAGTCCGCTGGTGAGTGGAAGTCTGAAGGGACTTTCTTTACCTGTGTGGCTTGGGCTGAATTGGCTGAAGCGGTCGCAGATGTGAATAAGGGTGACCGTGTGATCGTTGTCGGTCGGATGGCTTGCCGTGAGTTTGAGTCCAATGGTGAGAAGCGCAAGGTTTGGGAGATCGCCGTTGAGGATCTTGGGCATAGTTTGAAGCCTTTGAAGTCGGCTAAGGCTCCAGAACAGGCTCGTGTTGTTGAATCTGAGGCTGAACAGCCGTTCTAATGTGGTCGGATCTTTCAACGAAAAAGTTGTTGACTCAAAATAGTGAACTTCGCCGTGTTGGTGTTTGGAATTGGACGCTTCCCGCTCATGTTGTGAAACTGAGCAATGGGGAGCGTTTTAATACTTGTCCTAATGCTGGGGCATGTGGTCGTGTGTGTTATGCGAAGATGGGGACTTACCTTTTTGGCAATGTTCGGGCAAGACACATTCTGAACTTGGAGTATGTGTTGTATGGCGGTGATGATTGGCAGGAGCAAATGGCTGGAGAGATCGCCCATAAGCGAATGCGACCAACGGGTAAGGCTCACGATCTGCCTTTTGATTCTGGCGATCGTTGGTTATCCGATTGGATACATAGCGGTGGCAAAGCGGTTCGTATCCATGACGCTGGAGATTTTTTTTCGTCTGAGTATTTGGGGCGGTGGATTTCGCTTGCCCGCATGTTTCCCGATGTGTTGTTTTACGCCTACACCAAAGAGGTGACGATGGTGAAGGGTGTGGTTTTGCCTGCCAATTTCCGTGTGGTTTTTTCGTTTGGCGGTAAGCAAGATGATGCGATTGACCGTTCTGTTGACCGTCACGCTGATGTGTTCCCGTCTCTGGCTGAGTTGGTCGGGGCAGGCTATTTTGACCAGAGTGACAACGATCTTTTGGCGGTAGTTGCCCCGTTGCACAAGATCGGGATCGTGGCGAACAACCTGCCTGTGGCTATTCGTCGGTTTGACGGAAAAAAAATGTCAGAAATATAGCCCAATGACTTGACTATGGTTTAGTGACGGCGTTAGTCTTCTATTGCGGGTTGAGGGATCCGCATGACAGGAGGACAAAATGACCGAAGCCACCAAAACCAACCAGCATGGGTTCCCAATTCAAACCTGTACACGATGCAACGGTTCGGGGCAATACTCATACAACCAAATTCACGGCACAATGTGCTACGGGTGTGGCGGTTGCGGAACTCAAATCGTCAAAAAAGCAAAGCCTGCATGGATCGCTTTTGTAGCGCATGCAAAATCGCTTAAAGAAACTCACACAAAAGACCTGATAAGCGGTGTCGCTTACCGAAACGGATTTAAAGGCAGTGTTCCAAAAATAGTTGAGAGCGTTGAAAAGACCGACGAAAAAACTGGCGGTTGGTATCAAAGCGGAAAATCCGAAAAAGTGTACAACTACTTTTACATCGTCAAATTTGCAGATGGAACAATTGTGAAAGATAGTGGTAGTTATTGGAAACGAACAGTCACGCTTGAAGATCTGAATGTTGATTTCTACTTGGCTCAAATCCCACAACGAAAGGTGAAAAAATGACCGCACATCATTTGAAGTTCCGAAACATTCGGCAAGATATTCAGCAAGCGTCTAAGCAAATGCGACAGGGCTGGGGATCGTTGACCGAACTGGAGCAGAAGTATCGGATCATTGAATGGGTTGCTGAAGCCTCAAGGATTTACCAACTGCCTCAGCCGAGCGTGGTGTTCCAGCCCAACTCGGATTACTACCATCATGGCGAAGGCGGTTCTATCCACTTGTCAAAGCCGAGTGCTATCACTGCATGGCATGAGTTTCGTCATCACTGGCAGGCGATTCGTCCCGATGCATGGTCTGGCGATGAGGAAATTGATGCCCGTAACTGGTCGCTCAGTTTGTTCCACTCGGTAGCACCACGAACGCTTCGTCGGTTGGCAACTGCCGATCGGGTCATTCATTTAGATGCGAACATGCAGAACCGAGCCGTTCGGTGAGCGCACATTTTGGATCGCAACAATCGTTAACTAAGCAGGAGGAAAAAATGACCAAAACGAAAGCACAGATAGTTCGGGAACATCCCCGATATTTTTCAAAAGCCAACAATAAATTCTTTGGCTCAAAAATTGAGTATGTCGGTGTTGCTGATGTGAATGGTGACGACTGGTTTGTCACGAGCGAGTACGACAAGTACGGGGCAACGGGATACAAGCGTTTGTTTTCAGTTCGCCGAGCCAACGCCAACAAGCCCAGCGAAGTTGAAACAGTTGGAAAGTTTTGTGGCTACGACAATCTGCACGATGCGATCACCGCATTGACAAAAAGTGTGGTTGAAGTTGCTGTCACGCAAATTATCGGCGGGGTTCCACAATGAGTGCAATGAGAAATTTCGTGAAAGGGATGGGGCATTGCATTGCTCGTGTGAATCATCCCGATGGCACTAGCCGCGTGTATGGTCCTTTTATTTCTGGTGAGTGGTGCCTCCGATGGATGGATCACCAGTATGAGGAGGGTTTCACTCGCGGGTTTATTGTTGAGCCATTGCGAACGCCTGATCGGGAGCGGGATTATTCGGCATGGTGGAATCCTGAATCAATTATGACCGACGATCATTTCAAGGCTGAGTTTGTGAACTGGGGAAAAGAATCTTTGGAAATGTTCCCTTTGACTTGACTGGGGTTTAGTTTTCTGTAAGAATACTTATGGAGGGAGAGAGGCTCCCGCCAGAGAGGGGAAAAGATGACACGCTCATTCACCGCCGACTTATCCAAGTCGGCTCGTCGGGCACACCGTTCCCGCCAGCAAGCCAAACTGGATGCCAACCGAACGCTGAGCAAGCGGACATTCGGCATTGAGATTGAGTATGTGGGGACTCCGCTCAAGCGTCAAGTAGCCGAAGCCCTGAGCCTTGCTCTCGGCGAACATGTCCATGTCACGGGCTACCACTCCAACACCTGCTACACCTGCGGTCGCCAAGATGTTGGCTACGGTCAATGGAAAGTTTGCCATGACGGTTCGCTTGGCGGTCGGGGCTACGGTGCCGACTCCACCACTGGCGAGATTGTCTCTCCTGTCCTAACGGGCGAAGAGGGAATTGACAAAGTGAAAATCGTACTGGCAACACTCCGAGCGGTCGGTGCGAAAGCCTCCGCCAAGTGCGGGATCCACATCCACGCTGGTGCTAAAGACCTAACCGCCAACGGACTACAGCGACTGGTCAAGAACTACGGTCAAGTGCAGGACGAGATCTACACTTGGCTCCCCAGTCGCCGAGCGTCGGGTGTCTACTCACCAAAACTGCGGACTCGGAGTCTTGACAGTCTCTACCTCGGAGTCAAGCAATTCAAAGAGCAGGGATACGCTGGAGAACTTGGCTCTAAGTACGCTGGCTTGAACATCAGCCCGCTCGCCCGAATCGGAACTGTGGAATTCCGCATGCACCAAGGTTCAGTGGATACCAACATCCTCGCTCCTTGGATCCGATTTGTCCTCGGCTTCGTAGATAGCCAAGTGGATGACGAGAACTTGGTAGGCACCACGATTCCCACTAACGAATCGGTCTTGACCTACTTAGTTGACGGGAAGTACCTACCCGCCAAGAGTGCCGAAAAAATTGCCCAGCGTGTCGGTCGCTGGAACTAACAGGAGGGAAACAGAACATGTGCGGAATCTCAGGATTCAGTCTCACCAAGTGCGACGCTAAGAAAGTTGACAGCAGGATCCTTGCTAGTTGTCTTCTAAAAAACATTGAGCATCGTGGGCGACATGCCACGGGTGCCTCATGGACAGAGACAATGGATGAGGGTCTGATGTGGTGGTACAGCAAGGCTCCGATCCCAGCATCGGAATTTGACGGTCACCTAGAACAAATGCCAAAGCACACTCGCCGAGCATTGCTCCATGTACGGTACGCCACCACTGGCGATCCCGAAGATGAGAACAACAACCATCCGATCATCGTGCCATCGTCATCGGGCGGATCGGTCATCGGTGTTCACAACGGGATCATCAACAACTACCAGCAGATCATGGATGACATTGGTGCCGAATGGATTGGCGAAGTGGACTCTCAAGCCCTTTTCCACCTTGCGGGTACTGAAGACTTCACCAAAGAAAAGTTTCGCCAAGTTCAGGGTTCAGCAGCGGTTGCTTATGTTGACACTGCCGAACCGACAACGATCAAACTGGTTCGTATGTCAATGCGACCCTTGTGGATTGCCCAGACTGAAGACGGCTCAACACTTTGGTCATCAGAGGAAGATGCACTGCTGGATGCCATGAGTGTGGTAGGACTTACAGCAGATTTTGTTATGGAGGTTCCCGAATGGACAATGGTTACTATCAACGATGCTCGTCTAGATTCCGTAGAGCAGATTGTTCGCCCTACAGCATTGAGTGGTCAGATGGTCATGTTTCGGTAGGGCACACTCCCCGACGACTGCTTAAAGGGATCGGGGACATTCAGTTCCCGCCTATGTCGGTCAAAGAGATCAAGATTGAATTGGCACGACGATGCGAAACCTTGTTGAGTATTGACTGCCCAATATCGGAAGACGATCTTGAATTTCTAGAGTTCTTGGCGAAAGTCGGGTTCATAGATTTTTATGTTGGATGACTTTTGGGATTCTGCCGTTTGCAAAACGGAGCAAGTCCCGATAGGAATCTTTTTTGGATCTGAAGATGAAAGCCCGCCAGAGCGGACACTTAGAATCGCTATGGCTAAATCTATTTGCCAACGATGCGATGTCATTGACGAGTGTTTGCAGATGGCGATCGCAAATGATGAGCGGGGAATCTGGGGAGGGAAAACCGAGAACGAGCGGTATCGGGGTTCTACCGTCCTAATTTCGGATCCGATGGTACCTGTAGTGCCCGTAGAGCCTGTCGCCAGATCAATTTGGGTAACCATAGCCGACTCTAATGGGGTAGTGCTACAGATGACTAGGAGGTTCACTCCGATGACATGGCAAATCGTGGTGGACGGCATTGTTCGCTACGAAAAGTATGTAGAAGGCGAAGCGTGGATCGTTTGGAACAGGGCAGTTGAAAGCAGGATGCGATACTGATTAGACTCAGACGAGGTTGTTGCCGATCCCCCTCACGGCGACGACTTAGGAACTCTGAGTGCCTCCTACTCAAGTTTCCAAACGGGCAGTGTCTTTGGCACTGCCCGTTTGCTATTGTGCCACCATGCAAATAGATGAGGTGGCTATCAATGCGATTACCCGACACCCCAAAAACGCCCGTCAAGGCGAAGTGTCTCGGATCGTGGAATCAATTAAAGCGAACGGGTTCTTTGCCCCGCTGGTAGTCCAACGGTCAACGGGATTCATTCTGGTGGGCAACCATCGGTATCAAGCCGCGTGTGACACTGGGATGACCACGATCCCCGTTCACTATGTGGACTGTGACGATGCTCAGGCTCGGCGGATCATGTTGGCGGACAACAAAACCAGTGATCGTGCCAGATATGAGAAAGACATTCTTGCTGAACTGCTCCAAGAAGCCCTCGGTGACGGTGGACTATTTGGTACAGCGTTTGATCCGTCTGAAGTAGACAAACTGCTACAGGAAGCGTCCGCTGGTGACGCTCCAACGGTTGAACAGTTTGATCTCATCCCGTATGAGCGCACCTTTTTTCTGGTCGGGGCACCAATAAGCCTGCATGCGACCATTGCCGATGCATTGGATCGTCTACAAATTGAACACGAGGAAATTGATTATGAGCATGCCCAAGATTCGTCGGAAGACCCGCCCGTTCTTCAGAGCGAGGAAGGACAAGAACGAGAACTCGCACTTGGACGAGAAGGCTTGGTTGAGAGCGGAGACAATTCGCTTGATTGGTAAACCTCAGGTGAGCGTCTTGGATGCTTACGCTGGGGAAGGTCATGTGTGGATGCGAACTCAAGAGTTGATCCCTGATGTGGTGATCTTGAGGATGGCGATTGAGAAACGCAAAAGTGCTGCGGAGCAGAACGCCATTGTTGGGGACAACATGAAAGTGCTACCAACTTTGGATCTTCAACAGTTTGATCTGATTGATCTGGACGCTTTCGGTTTTCCGACTGAGCAGATTCGGATCTGTGCTGAGAAGGCTCCGAATGTTCCCGTGGTGATGACGGCGATCGCTAACCATTACGCACCAACCCCGTACACGGTCACTGATGCCGTTGGTATTCCTGAGCATTGGCGAAAGGTTGACGGACCGTATCCGCACATGTTGTTCGCTAAGAAGCGTTGGACATATTGGGAACATTATTTGTGGTCGTTGGGTTATCGGCATGCGACCAGAATTCACATGCCAGATTTTGGTTACACAAAACGCTATGAAGTGTTGTGGAGTGACGAAGCATGGGCTAAAGTGCAGTAACAATTTTGTTGAGAGGGGTTTAAATGGAGACAGTTAAGACAGCAGTTGCCGAATTAAATGACCGACAAATTTTGGTCATGTTTTTTGAAGACGGAACTTTGCACATTGCTGAACGAGAGAATTCGTGGGACACATGGGGTCGCCCTGTGTACACGCAATTTGCAACAATGGGCGAAAGCACAAAACACTGATGCGATTCATTGAACTGTTTGCTGGAATCGGAGCGTTCAGACTTGGCTTAGAAAACACTGGGCACGAATGTGTCTGGGCAAACGAGTGGTTGCCTAAACCACGAAGCATTTATACACACAATTTCGGAGAGGAACCCGATGGACGAGACATTACAACTGTTCAACATGGAGACATCCCAGAAGCCGACCTCATTTGTGGAGGATTTCCTTGTGCCACTTTTAGCATTGCTGGAAGAAGATCAGGATTTTCGCTGGACGACACCAGAGGCACACTCGCTTTTGAAATGTTTAGGCTCGCTAGGGATAAAAGAATTCCATACATCCTCTTTGAGAATGTCAAAGGACTACTCAACCACGATGCAGGAAGAACATTCCAAATTATCCTCGGTGTCTTGGATGCGATGGGGTATGACTCACAATGGGAACTGCTTGACAGCCAAAACTTTGGAGTCCCGCAACACAGAGAGCGCATCTTCCTTGTCGCAAATCTTAGAGGACACCCCAGACCCAAAGTATTTCCTATCGGAAGAACGGAGCAATGCGATGATGAACCGATCCAAAGTGAAGAAGGGATCCAAGTCGCCCAGTGGCGACGAGGCTATTTCCGCACCTACCGATCAAATGGTGTTCCCACTCTGACGGCAAATATGGGGCTTGGTGGCAACAATGTCCCCTATGTGACAGGACGCGTCCCTCGTGATGTAGATGTGTTTCCAACATTGGACGGTCACTATTGGAAAGGGATCCAAAACAATCAAGGTCGTGGGGCAGTCAGATCAATTGTCCGTCCCGTTTTGGATGTCAACCGTTTAAGCAAAGGTTTGAATGGGCGAATGATTAAAGATGACAACGACCCGATGTATACGATCACCGCTCAGGATCGTCACGGGGTTTATCTTGACGACGGCGAAAAAAGTCGGATCCGCAAGTTGACACCATTGGAATGCGAAAGACTTCAAGGGTTACCTGATGGGTGGACAGAATTTTACGCTGACGGCAAAAAAGTTTCTGACTCAGAACGCTACGAGCGGTGTGGACGGACGATCACAATTCAAGTGGTAGAGGCAATAGGGAGAAGGTTGTATGACTTCTGGTAATTTTTCGTTTGACACAATTCAAAATTTTGACCAACACATCCGTAATTCAATACCTAACTACGATCTGTTGTTTGACGCTGTTGTGTCAGTATCAAAATTTTTCAGTGACCCTGAAGCAACAATGATTGATGTTGGCTGTTCAACTGGACAAATGTTGGACGCTATGCCTCACACTGGATTAAAAATTGGGGTAGATCAGTCAGCAAACCTTTTGCCTATGGTTTCTGACGGGTCAACCATGTTTAAACATAGCGATATCCGTGATTTTAACTTTTTGGAGTACGGAAAAACTTGTTTTGTCACTTCAATTTTTACTCTTCAATTCTTACCGTTCAACGATCGCTACAAAATACTGGTGGATATTTATCAGTCACTAAAAGCAGGTGGCGGATTTTTGTGGGCAGAAAAAGTGACATGCGAACACGGCAACGATCAAGATCTAATGACTTTTGCCCATTACGATTTTAAACGCAGATCGTTTTCTGCTGAACAAATTCTTCGCAAGGAAGAAGATTTGCGTGGGCTTATGCATTGCAACACAAGCAACGGTAACCACCAGTTAGCCCGTCAAGCAGGTTTTGGTGACGGTTTGTTGGTGTGGAAATTTTTTAATTTTGAATGTTACTTATATCGCAAATCGTTTGACCGATGAATTGGCGTGAAGTTAGATTTAAAACAGGTGAGTTAGCAGGGTTAAACATTTACATTGAGGAGGAAATTATGGGTTACGAAGATTCGGGTGCATGCCCGCTATGCCATGTTGGATGTTTGGATGAGTGTGAGTCAGATTGTTTGTCTCGTGATCTTGTCTTCAGGCGATTTGTCAGAGTGGGCAACGAATTGAAATTAGCGTTGGAATTGATGATGCGAACTTTGCCCTCTCGTGACGATCGGATTCGTATGGAGGAAACCATTGACGAATGGAAATTTATGGCTGGTTCACTGTGAGTACCTTGATTAGTATCACGATTGCCGTCATCGCAATTATTTTGACTGAGATTTTTGTTCGTCGCATGTTCAAAGATGACTGATGGATAGCCACAAGCACCACAAACCGCTTTTGTGTACCAGATGCGATCAACCGATTGGTTGGGCATGGGGTTTCACGGACACGGGACAGAAGTTTGGATATTTGAAATGTCACGAATGTGAGGGAGGTCAGGATGAGTGAGCAGAAAACTTTTTCGCACCGTTTGATTGTTGCTGATATGGCTGATGCTATTTGTCGTGTGTGTGATGTGTGTGGTTCGGCTCCGAATGTTCAGCAGGTTCGGTTGAGTTGGTTGTTTCCTACTCGTAAAGGGTTGGAGATCAGTTGCCCGAATGGTCCGCATGAGTTGGTGGATCTATGAGTAAGCAGGCGTGGGTTTGTTGTGATGCTGTTAAGCCTGTCGGGTTTACTTACTATCTGAATGTGACGGTGTGTGATGTGTGTTTCACAAAGTTCCCGTACTATGACTGCTTTTGTGAGTTGGTACATGAGTGTGTGCCAAATAAATGGTTGGAGGGAAGCAATGACTTTTGATGAATGGGTTGAAGAGGGTATTTCGCAGGGTTGGGTGTCACCGTTTGTGTGTGAGATCCATGATGGGGTTCCGATGTCTTTGGATGAAGAGATAGCGATGCAAGACGGCGACGAATCGTGTATTTGGATAATGCGAGGGTATGCAAGCAAGGAAGAGAAGTTAGCGGTTGAGGATTTCAGTCCGCATGCTTTGTGGCGTAAGCCTTACGCTTTTCGGAAGGATCACTGATGCATTTTTTTGAGGTGGATGACCAGAACGGTGATCTGGTTGATCTGATTCCGTTTTGTTCTGATTGGTGTCATCGCAGTTGGTGTTTGTCTGGCGGTGGTGTCTATGGTGGTTGGAATGGTGCGCGTGAAGTTGAGTATTCAACGGTGTGTGCGTGGTGTCAAGAAAAAATTGTGGGTTACGGAGATCTTGAGGAGGATCAGTGAGCGATATTGATGTGGAGATGGTTGAACAGTTCGTGCAGTTAGTTGTTGCGGATCGGTCGTGGATGGAAAGGGCATCGTGTCGTGGGGTTGACCCGAATTTGTTTCATTCAGAGTTTGGTGACTTTGGTACACAAAAAGATGCTTTGTTGATCTGTAACGGGGTGAAGGCGACTCGGAAAACTCTCGGTGTTAGTCCGTGCCCAGTTCGGGATCAGTGTTTGGAGTATGTAATGTCTTTACCTGCCCGTACTGATACTCACGGGGTGTATGGCGGGACTACTCATAAACAGCGGGTGGGTTTGAGGCGTTCTCGTGGGATAACGAAGAGTAAGCCTCGGTCACCTTGTGGTACTCAGGCGGGGTATCGGTCGCATTTGCGGTTTAACGAAAAAACTTGTGATGAATGTCGGAAAGCCAATGCTCTTCACAAAATGTTGTTATTAGAATCCAAGAATGCCCGAAATGCCGTTTCAGCCTAAGAAGACCAGATATCCGTCTACGGTTCAGGAGATGTTTTGGTTATGCGAACAGATGAAGGAGGCAGAAGCGTCTGGGGAGGAAGCCCCGTTTGATGTTTTGTTGTCTTCGGCGTTTGTGCATGATGTGGCGTTTCGTATTTTGAGGTTGGAGAATGCTTTACTCAACCTTGTTGGTGATGCGAATGGTGACACCGACGATGTAGAGTTTCCGTTTAGTTGAAGAAACCCGTTTTGGGTCACGCCGACAGTGTGCATGTCGTTCAGGGGTTGTATCCGTTGGAGGGTATGAGTCGCAAAACACGGGTGCGTGGGTAGATCCCCTTATGCGAACCGATTCTAGGTGAAGCGTGTAATTGGGGAGCCACGAATCCGTGAGGACGAATTAGAAGATTAGGACATGAGCCGTGTCGTTAAAGATTAGGTCGGGACTTCCGTAGGGCAACGGAAGGGGTGGTGACAAATGCAAGTCTGTGACGATACCCGTGTACAGGATGACCCTATACACCACCCGCTACCACACAGCCCACCACACAGGCACACACAGGGCTATACAGGGCACCACAGCGTACCCAGATAGGTCACTCTCTCCCCTGTGGCACACCCTCGCACCTAGAAACAACACACCCTCACACCCAGAAACACCCCCACATACACCCCCCTACACACCACGCTGACACACACACCACCAGTACCATACCCACATGGGCAGAAACAGCAAACTCACACCAGAAACACACACCAAAATCATCGGAGCAATCAAAGCAGGCAACTACCTAGAAACAGCCGCCGCATACGCAGGAATAGACCAAGGCACCCTACACAGATGGCTAAACCGAGGTCAAGACGAAACAGAAACAGACCCACGATACAGCCAGTTCCGCGAGGCAGTACAAAACGCAAGAGCCGAAGCCGAAGCACGAAATGTCGCACTCATACAAAGAGCCGCCAACGAAGGCACATGGCAAGCCGCCGCATGGTACCTAGAACGAACAGCCTCAAACAGATGGGGACGCAGAGCCGCACTAGAAGTCACTGGCGAGGGCGGGGGAGCCGTACAGATCGCAGTTGACACCGATGCACTGGAGGCGAAAGTTCGGGCGATCCTCGGAGGGAGCGTCAAAGAGGTCGGCGCAAGTGTCAAGGAACTAGCCCCACCTGTGGATAAACCCCTGCATAGTTAATGCATAAACATACAAAACGCTGTGGATAACTAGGGCTGACCAGCCATAATGTCATAATGGATATTATGGGCGGAATGAAACACGGAAAGTGCCCCTGACCAGCACTTATGTCAAAAGCGAACACTTGTTCGTGACAAAAGCCCTAGACCAACAGTATGCCACATCACCGCAGGTCGCACCAGCACAAACACAACAAACCTGCGACATAACCGCAGGTGCCACCAGCACTAATGCACCCAAAAATTGTGACACCCGCCCCCCAAAATCAAAGTACCCATATATGTGATGTTTGGTGTGTGTATTGTTGGGTTTTGTATGACCCCCCCCTTTGTTTTTGTTGCGACCCCGAAAAATTTTTGCAGTTTTTTTGGTTTGGTTTGGTTGGGTGATTGGTGCGATGGATGATGCTTTGGTTTTGAGGGTTTTGGGTTTGGGTGTTGAGGAGCGGGCTTCGCTGTTTGAACACTTGACTGGGGTTGAGCGTGTTGCTTTGTTTAAGTCGTTGGAGGAATTTTCTGGTAACCCGTGGGCGAGGTTTGTTTCGGATCCTGTTGGGTTTGTGGAGCAGGGTTTGGGGGAATCTTTGTGGTCACGACAACGAGAAATCTTGGAAGCGGTCAGGGATAACAAGCGTGTTGTTGTTCCAGCGTGTCACGCACCCGGCAAAACCCATTTGGCGGCTCGTGCGGTCGCATGGTGGATCTCGTGCCATCCGCCGGGTACCGCTCAGGTGGTTACAACGGCGACAACTTTCCGTCAAGTCCGCAACTTGCTGTGGGTTCAGATCAGAAGGCTCCATGCGAAACATAATTTGCCCGGTGTCACCGCTCAAGTTGAATGGAAAATCGGTTCCGAGATCTGTGGGTACGGTTTCTCTGCTCCCGCTTGGGACGAAACTGCTGTCCAAGGTGTTCACGCACCTCACCTTTTGATCGTTGTAGACGAAGCAGGAGGCATTTCTAACAAATTAGGGCAATCTTTAGAGGCTTTAATGACAGGTGGACACACCAGACTGCTCGTAATCGGCAACCCGCCCGTAGATATTGAAGATTCATGGTTTGAAAGGGCATGTTCCAGCCCACTTTATGTAAATATCCCTATTTCGGCGTATGACACCCCCAATTTCACTGGAGAACCGACCGATATATGCGGATCTTGCCCTCCAGAAGTAGAAAAACACTATGTAGGCACCCATCTCGTGGACAAAGAATGGGTTGACGAAGTAACACAAGAATTCGGTGGCGATTCACCATTCGCTATCGCCCGTGTACATGCGAAGTTCCCCAGAGCCGCCCCAAACAAAGTCATCCCCATGTCATGGTGTGAATCAGCACAAGAAAACGACACCCCAGTGTTCGGAGATCAACTCCGATTAGGCGTAGATGTCGCCGCAGACGGCGGAGACGAACTCGTCATCGCCAGAGCAGACGGATACCGAGTCAAACTCGTCCACCACTCCTCAGGAATGGCAAACGCCAGCGCAGTAGATGTAGCAGGCAAAGTCCTAGAAGCCATCCAAGAAGCCGAACTCATCGCCCTAGGCAGATCCCACAAACACCGCGTCACCGTCAAAGTAGACGGCATCGGAGTCGGCTGGGGAGTCGTCGGACTACTCCAACAATGGGGAAAAGAAGGCAGACACCACAGTGCGATCATCAATGTCAATGTCTCCAGATCAGCCAGATCCCAAAAATTTAAAAACCAGCGAGCCGAAATGTGGTGGAACACCCGCCAACTCCTCATGCCCGACCCACAAAACGACAACCAACAACAAGTGCGACTAGATGTAGACCGCCGAACCATCGCCCAACTCTCATCACCGCTGTACTCCGCCGACTCATCAGGACGAATCGTCATAGAATCCAAACGAGAAATCAAACGCCGATCAGGAACCTCCCCAGACCGAGCAGAAGCAGTCCTCCTAGCCCTCTACGAACCACCCGGCGGAATCATCGGAGACGCAATCACCCCAATCGTCATCCACCAAATGAACCCATGGGATCTCAGCACAATATAGCCCCTGAGCAGGACTTTTACAAAAAAATTTCTTATGGCACTGCGGGTGGTCGTTTAAGTATCTATCGCTAATAGTGTAAATTGTTAAACAACAGTTGACAAATCTGGGGGTTGACCGTTATTCCGCCCGATGGTTGACTGATGCGATGCCTTCTTGGAGCAGATATGTATTTAATGAGGTTCACGCCGAACCATACGACCTTGGAATTCAAGGTTTAACTTTCAATGTCTCCGCTGAAGCATCAGTTACAACCGCAACGCCTATTTATTTTGAATTTCGCACCAGCACCAAAACACCAGTAATTTTGCATTACATGTCGCAGGCGTTAGATGCTTCGTGTCGCTTTACAATTTATGAAGCCCCATCATTGACCATTGGTACAACCGAAATTCCGTCTGTAAATACCCATCGCCAGATTGGGACAACAGCGACAATGAAAATGTACTCAAATCCGACTTCAGTGTCTGCTGGAACAACGCTATCCACCCAAATAGTTGGCAGTGGCGACCATCGCAGTGGCGGTACAACAGACGATTCGGCAATTTGGACATTAAAAACCAATACCTCGTATGTTGCGAAGGTGGAAAACCTTGGAAACCAAACAGCGACTTACAACTTAACGATGACTTGGCGAGAATTGACTTGACAGGGGTTTAGTTTTGTGCCATGCTCTCTTCGGAGGGAAAAATATGGCGAAATGCATAAACTGCGGACAACAACTTCGCAAGGCGAAAGCCGACAGTGACTATTCGTGGATCGGCAAGACCGATAACCAAGAATCCTGCTATGCGGGAGCGACTCAAATGCCTGACGGCAGGTTTGTCTCTAATCAAGACCACTGCACAGCAAAGGAGAACAACGGTTGAACCAGCAATTAGGACGACACAATTTGCGTTCTGTCAACGATGTCAAGTCATATAGTCGGGGCAGGGCTGGACAATATGGACGGGGAACACTTCGCACCCCAGTGCCTGTTTACAACATCCACGAACCAAACAAGCCCAAAACAAAAACTGAAGATCAGCCAGAAGCACAATTGGATAAAAGAAAAGCCAACGCTCACACATACGGTGTTTGCGGTTACCTTCAGAAATGCCAAACCTGCAAAAAATACTTTGTTTGGATAAAAGAAGATGAGAAGAACAAAATTTATGCCGTCACAAGCGAGGGGTTGCAGTGGAAATTGGTGATGGGTGATTGGAAAAAATACGAGCGGTTTGTGTATGACCCGAACAGTAAGCCTGCTTGGGTTTGTGAGCAAGACTTGACAGGGGTTTAGTTTTGTGGAAGAATTCTTTTGCGGGGAGAGAGGCTCCCAGCAGAAAGGAGGGACAGATGATCCGCCTGATTTACGCTCTGGTCATCTCAAACTCTTGGTCTAGCATTTTCCAGTATTCAGTTTTCCAGTTGAAACTGGCTGTAGGGGTCGTCAAATGACCGCCCAACCCAAGGACGGATTGCACCGATGCGACTGCGGTTGCAAATACTGGGATGGCAAAAAATGCCACTCTTGCGGTCAAAAATGGATCTTAAAGAAAGGAACCAAATGAATTACAAATGCACGAGCAAAGGTTGCACAGGGGTGTTTCCAGAAATTGGAATCCGCTACGACGACGAGACATATATCAGGAAATGCGATCTGTGCGGTCGCTGGTTGGTTGATATCAACTACTCCTATTACGAAGTCAGTGGGATAGTCAACAATGCCGAAAATGCAGTAGAGATTGCCCGCACGAAGCACCAAGGGTGGAAAGACGGCTGGGGAAAAACTTCAGTGTTTAACTTAATGAAAATGGAGGTAGCGCAATGACAACCACGAAAACCTACAACCGATTGGATCGGCAAAAAAGAGATTTGTATGGCAAGTTGCAGGAACTTGAATGGCAAATTGTTCACATGCGAAACCAGTCTGAGCAAGGTCGCTTTGATGCCAAGCACATCCAGCACCGAGCACTGCAATTGGTTACAGCGTCGGTTCAGATGTTGGAAGTGATTGCTGAGATTGTTGCTCAGGAGCAAGTGATTGCCGATGCTCACGATGCTAGTTACCAAAGCGAGATGGCAGAAATCCAAGAAGCGGTTGCCAATGACTTGACAGGGGTTTAGTTTTCTGTCAGACTTCTTGTACAAGGAAAGGAGCCAAATGACCAGTTACACCCACCAAGAAGCCAAAACCCTCAAAGCGGAACTTCGGGAACTTGCCTCGCAGGTTCTGGAATACAAAGCAATCGCTTACATGGTTGCCAAAGAACAAACCGCTCACCAGCGTCGGACACACCAGCCCGCTGGCGAAAGCAAGAGGTGGTACGCAGGTTCAAAAATCGCTGGCATGAGTTGGATGGAATTCGCTCTAGCGTTCGGTCTTGAGGACAAGATGCACATCCACATCGGCGACGATCAAGGCAGGCACTACACCAAAAAAGAAGCCATTGAGATTCGCACCGAAGCATGCGAAGAAGAATTCGTCCGCTTCATGTTCCACCACTCCTACGACGATCCCGAAGAATTCAAAAAAGTAATCGCTTTCTTAAAAAAGGAGGAAATATGACAACTACCGAACAACGGCACCAAGTTCAACTGAAAATAGATGAACTGGTTGAGTTTATGAATGAGGCGGGAGCAAGGTATTTCGCCGAGCATTACACCTATGTGGATGCACCAACTTACGGTCAAAAAGAAGGACAAAAATTTACGAGGGTTGGGGTGATGCGACCGTCAGGGCAGGTTGGAACTTGCACTTTCATTGACCGCAACACTGGCGATGTTTACAAGCCTGCTGGCATGAACACACGAGCGGTTGGCATCCGATACAACTTGCTCAACGAAGAATCTTGGGCACTGCTCAAGCAACTGTGGGATCCCCACGGTGGCTGGCTCTACCTAGATCGGATCCGCCCAAATGCGACAGGGGAACAGGTTCTGTACCCCGACCAGCGGGCATTGAACCGTCAGCAGGAAGAACCAGCAACGCCAGCGACACCGATCAGCGAAATCAATTTTGAGGATCTTCGCCGAATTGCATTGGAAGATAATTCTTGAGCGAACAGCACACTTCAGGAATCTTTGATCGTTATAGAAGTATGAACAAAAAACAGGAGGACAACATGTACACATGCGAATGCCAACACTCTGAGGAATACCTTGAGTATTTTAAAGAGTTAGCAAAACTGCCCGACGAAAGCAAAAAATTGCTGAAGGTCATTATGGAACCGTTTGAGGGCGAAGAGTTTTCAGTCAAGTGCAAGGGCTGTGCTGATCTTGAGTTGATGAGCGCAATGGTTGAAGCGTCTGGTCTGCCTGAAGTGGAATTTGATTGGAGCGATCCTTGCCCAGCCGATTTTGTCACTCTTGCGGACGAAGATATCAATCTGAAAGCCCAAGAGATCGCACGAGCAATCGTTTCGGGTGAGTCAATTTCGCCAGCAAGCAACCGCAAACTGCTAATGCACTGGGCGGGCATTGATGACGATGAGGTTTACTGCCGATATGTGGAAATTGGAAACTGGATTGCGGAAGATCGCAAACTTCGTGAGATGGACGATGAAGAAATGGATGATTACCATCGTGCGAAAGACGAAATGAAAGGTTTGATTGACGAGATCATGTCGCCAGAGTTAATCGCTGAGGCATTGAAGCATTACGAAGAAATCAAGTCGGTCACGGATTCGCTTGAGCGTTTGTGGGAAGCCGAAGAGTAGGGAAGTCAGCGGGTTCAGAAAAGGGACGGGCGACCGTCCCTTTTTTGTTGCTTAAATACGGTTCAGCACTACTGGGGTATGGTGAGCGGATGGTTATGCCTGCCTCCACACAATTTATTTTGAAGCAACTGGAGCCGTTCGCTCAGTGTGAGCCTCATATCTGGGATTTGGTTGTGCAGGAAGTTGAGTCGCATGGACTCAACCAGATCAGTAAGTCATCCATGATTGAGTTGAAGGTGGCTAAGGCTGGTTGGGAGCGTATGGAGAAAGCAAGGTACGCATCTCGCAGTGAAGCGTCACGATTCGCCGCCGAACAGCGGTGGAAAGGGCATGCGAAGAAAGAACCGTCTTCAGGTATGCGGAAAGCGACAGTTGCCGAACGAAAGCAATTGGGTGTCCCTCCCGCGTGGACTGATGTAGAAATTGCTGACAGTCCAAAGGGTGTTAACGGTTTATTGTTTAGAGGTATTGATGCGAAAGGTCGTGTGCAGTCCAAGTACACCGAAGAGCATTCTGCTAAACGATCTAAATTGAAGTTTAAACGGATTTTGGAATTGGAAACTCATTTAGGAAAGTTAGATGCAACGCTTGAAAAGGGTGTGAAATCTGGAGATGAGCATGCCGTGTGTCTTTCAATTATTCGCCAAGGCGGTTGCAGACCCGGATCGGATAACGAAACTTTGGGTACGGTCAAGGCTTTTGGGGCTACAACTTTGGAGGCTCGTCATGTGAAGGTGGCTGGCGATGTTGTGAAACTGGATTTTGTTGGCAAGTCGGGCAAGCAGAATCAGATTGAAATTAAGGATAAAAACCTTGCTTCGGCGATGCGAACCTTGTTAAAAGGGAAGGGCAAGTCGGACAAAGTGTTTGCTTCGGTGGATGCTCCGTCTTTGCTTGAGTATCAGCGGACAATTTTGCCTAAGAAGTTTTTGTTGAAAGATTTGCGGACTTCGTTGGGGACTAAAACGGCTTTGTTGGCGATCAAAAAAATGGCGGTTCCGAAAACTAAGACTGCTTACAAGAAAGCGAAGTCTGAGATCGGCAAAATTGTTTCGGAAAAGTTGGGTAATACGCCTGCTATTGCGTTGCAAAGTTATATCAACCCGATGGTTTTTGGAGTTTGGGAGGGTGTCAGTGAGTGATATTTCTGAAGAGGAAAATGCGTGGGCGGTTGCTGAGATGCAAAAGTTGATGGTCAAGATCAGTCCCGAAATGGTTGATGTTGGCACTTGGGATGACTGCATGGATGACGAGCCAGAGTCAAGCGAATACATAGCAATGGAAAAGGAAGTGGATGATGAAGATTGACCAGTTGATTGGTTTAATTCGGGATAATGGTCGTTTGGATTCGGCGACTTTCAATATTGTTGAACGGGAGATTCGCGGGAATGCGATGTCTAAGTCAACGGTGCTGATCGTTCGGTCAATGTTTGACAAAATGGAGAAGGCTGATCGGTCTTCTGCTGGTCGTATAGCGGCTCAAGCCCGCTGGAAGGGGCATGTGAAGCAACAGCCAGTTCCAGCGCAAGGTGGGGCATCTGGAGTGGCTCCTGCGGGTGTTAAGGGCTATCAACGCCCCGAAATTTTTAAAGTTAAGACGGTTGAGGCGGCGATCGCCATGATGAACGAGGGCAAGACCGTTGAATTAGAAAATGATGGTCAGGCTCACACTCTTTTGGTGGAGTTAGCCAGAATTGCTAACGATGCGAAGATAAAAGGTCGGGAAGCCCCGAACTATGACTTGTGCAAAGTGACTGTGCCGGGCACAAACCTTTTTTGTGGTGAGAACAAGGGGATCCCTCGTTCCAAGATGCCTCAGTTAAGGAGTAAGCCTGTTGCTGGTTCTGAAGCGGACAAGTTGCCTCGTAACCAGTGGGGTGAGGTTGAAGGTGCGCCAATATTCCAGAAGCATTTGGAGGATCTGGGTATTTCGGTGAAGAGCCAGACAATGCGAGCGTCGCAATTGAAGGCAACCCAACTTGATATGAAAGGCACTCAGATTGCCTTGATGATGACTGACTCAAAGTTTGATCCCAAGGGTGAAGAGATTTGGGTGACTCGTGATGGCTACATTTTGGATGGGCATCATCGTTGGGCGGCGACGGTTGGTCGTGACTTGGCTGACGGAAAAATCGGTGATCTTGATTTGAAGGTCAAAGTTATTGATGCTCCGATTTCTGAGATTCTTCCGATGGCAAATTCGTGGACTCAAGAAATTGGTTTGAAGGCGATTGCTGGTCCTGCTACTGCTCCGAATGCTTCGGGTGCGATGGAGCCTGCTACGGATGTCAAAAAGAAATCTGGTGGTTGTGGTTGTGGTTGCTAATTTGACACGGTAACTAAATAGTGGTATACTCTCTCTGAAGGAGGGTATGTGAAACCAAAGTATGTAGACCCAGTAGCAGATTGCAAGTTGCTTGCAATGGTTATAAAAGGAAAAGAAGTCAACGCTGGCGATCTCGTCGCTGTCAACAAGGTCAGCGAAAAACTTGTGTTCCGATTCATCTGGATTCCAGACGGATCGGTCGCTTGTTTTGATCCCACCACTGGCAAGTATCGGAACTTCCGAGCCACCGATGTGCGACTTCCAAAAGTGAAGCGCAATCGTCGGCAACTGCTGTAGCCTTCTAACAAAATTAGGAGGGTGTCATGTTTAAAGATGTTGATGGTCGTTTGTGGTTTCGCCAATCTTGGTTGAAAGAATTTTTGGATTGCCCAGAGCGGGCACGATTGAAGGCTGTAACAAAAGACCAGCCGAGACAAACCTCTGACGCGGCTCTGATCGGTACCAGCGTCCACACCGCTATTCAGGGTGTTCTTGAGGGACGAGTGGATGCGACAGACATTGAGGATGCGTGTAACGAAGCCGTGTTGGACATGTTGACCACCGACGATGTGGTTTTCAACAAATACGAAGCCGAACAATTGCCCGGTCACGCCCGCAGGTGCGCTCGCGCATGGGTGGACGGAATTCTCCCCCATGTGGAATTGGGCGGGACTTGTGAAAAGAATTTCTCAGTCGTTGTCATGGAAATTGATGGCATTGAGGTCGGGCTGACTGGCACGATTGACTACATGTCTCCAACCGAGAACACGCTGTGGGATTGGAAGACCGCTGGCAAAAGGTATTCGCAGAAGCAGTACCAAAAAGGATCCATTCAGGCTTCCACCTATGCGACGGCGATGAGTCTCCAGAAGCAAATTGAATTACCGATGAATTTCAACTTCGGTGTGATGGTTCGGTCGGATAAGAACGCTAGTAGCCAGATCGTGACCGTAGAACGCCGTCAGGAGCATTCAGAATGGTTTCTGAAGCAGTTGGGCGATGTGGCTAGGTTCGCCATCCGTTTTGGGGCTGAAGACGAGTGGGCGAAGAATGAGGAGTCGTATTTGTGTTCCAAGGTTTGGTGCAACTTTTACGCCGACTGTCGTGGCAAGTACATATCGGAAGAGGCTGACGGGTTCGTTGGCTAGTATGCGAAGGTGCTGGAAGCCGAGTTTCAAAAGGAAGTTGTCGCTTTAGCGAAATTGACGGGGTGGTTAGTCATGCATACCCGTCCTGCTTTGAACCAGTCTGGCAAGTGGTCTACGCCGATTCAGGGGCACAAGGGTTTTCCCGATCTGGTTCTCAGCCATAGAAATCGCGGCACTGTGTTTGCCGAATTGAAAGCCGAAAAAGGCAGGTTGAGTCCTGAGCAGAAAATTTGGCTGGAAGTGTTGGCGGAGAGCGGATGCGAAGTCCATGTGTGGCGACCGTCTGACATGCAAGAAATCGCAGACCGATTTCAAAGAAAGACTTGACACGGGTTTAGTTTTCTGGAAGACTTCTTTTGTCGGAGGGAGACAGAATGACACACACAGCATTCACCGCAACCGCACCTGACGGGTTCGTCTGGAAGCGCAAAACAAAAGGGCACTTCAGCCACGCAGTTCTTGGCTTTAACCCTTACCTCGGAGACTGGCACATCGTAGGTTTCCGCTCATCACTTGACTCAGCACAAAAAGAAGCACTGAAAGCAAGCGGTGGCATCGGATCATGGAGTCCTTACAGCGAAGTAATCATCGTTGAGACAGTTGAGGTGAAGTGATGCAAAACACGGATCCAACAAAACTGGCTCGCCGACAAGACCCGCACACATCTCGTGCAGGTGCCAAAGATGTAGCACCACGGTCAGGATCGCAGAAAGCGAAACTGCTGGAAGCGTATGCGAACCATCCTGACGGGCTGACCGACGAGGAAGCAGGCGTTTTGTCAGGCTTGGCTAACAACCACGGATGCGGGTACTGGAAGCGGTGTTCGGATTTGGAGCGGGAAGGGCTGATCCAGCGAACATTGTTCACCCGCCCAGCGTCTACAGGTAATCAACAGATCGTGAGAGCGATCACGGAAACAGGAAGAAAGGTAGTGGGAAAATGAATTTACGCTGGCTTTGTTGGGCGTTGTTGTTCAATTGGGTGGCAATGATTTTTGTGGCGTTTGCCGAACCGAGTGGATTGGCTTTTGTCACGATTATGTTCATCGGTTTGTCGTCGGGGTTGTTGGCATTGGGGATGCGAAAGTTGGATCCCGATAATAAATACTTTGACTATTGACTTGACAGGGGTTTAGTTCTGTGGAAGAATTCTTGTACGAGGAAAGGAGCCAAATGACCGCACGAGCAATTCTCACTGATCTTCTCAAAGAAAACGGAGATCCAGTCCGAGCAGATGGTGGGGCACTTGAACAAGACGGCTGGAAATGCGTAAAAGTTTGTTCCGCTTGCAACGGCAAAGTTGTCTTTGTCCAGTCAATCAAAACCAGCAAGTGGTACCTTGCCGACTGCTACCCATACTGCAACGAAAACCTTGGCACTCCACGCCAAAAATGGTTCTATGTCAAATCCGCACCACACTTCAAGTCTTGTCAGAATCGTCAGAGAAAGGATTTAGGTTGATGAAAATAGTTGAGGGAGGATCAATGACCAAGAAATATAAAATTGTCCGTATGTGGAAATTGGACAAGAAAGACAAAATAATTAAGCGTGGACTTACGCTTGAAGAGGCTCAAGCACACTGCAAAGACCCAAACACTAGAAAGGCTGGAGTTTGGTTTGACGGATACGAGGAGGATGTTTAATGAGCCAAAAACCAGTTCAACCAACCGAAACCCTTTTAGACGGGACTTTACAACGCCACTACGGGAGTTGCCCATGCTCAGAATGCGAAGCGTGGGCTTGGGCATTGCTTGATTGGGAAGAAGCAGAACGCAAACTAGGAAGGGATCCACACCGATGACAATCAAAATTCAAAATTGGGAAAAGCGAGTGAAAGAAGCGTTTGAAGGTGATTTGCCGCCGATAGTCAAAGTTGAACGCTACGAAAAAAACCATGACTCCAGCGAGTTGATGCGAATGCTTATCAAGACTGCGGAATACGGGGTTCGGGTTTCGTTTTCTACTGGGAAAATTGAAGACATTGTTGTCCCACCGTTCTCTCGCTTGACCGAGTTGGAAGGTTTGGTCATTCCAGCGGATCACGGCGGAATGTCTGATGTGCATCTGGGAGCCAACTTCAAATTGATCTTGCCCATCCATCATTTCTATGGTGTTACCACCGTTACTTTCGGATGCGACCATGAAATGGATCATCGGCAGAAAGGTCGTTGCTACTACGAGTCGCAATGCTCTAAGTGCAGTTATTCGTATTGCGTTGACTCTGGCGACTAAAGCAAACTGAAGTAAAAGCCAAGTGGGGTGATGCTTCGGCTCACCCCATTTTGCTATCCTCGCCATGTGGCTGACATGCGTGAACTAGGAACATCAGGATTTCAACATTCTGGCGGTTCTGTCACAGACGAATTTTTAGCGAATCTTCAAGGCATTCGTGGTATTCGTACATGGCGTGAAATGGCTGATAACGATCCTGTGGTCGGTGCGATGCTGTTTGCTGTTGAACGGCTAATCCTGAATCTGAAATGGAAAGTAGATCCATTTATTGAAGAAGGTAAGACCAAAGCATCTAAGAAAGATGAAAAGGTCGCCGAATTTGTTGAGCAATGCTTGTATGACATGGAAAATTCGTGGGACGGTACTGTCGCTGAGATCCTGTCGTTTTTGACTTACGGCTGGTCGTACTCCGAGATCGTTTACAAGAAGCGGGGCGGGATGGACACCAAAGACAAGTCCAAACGATCCAAATTTAATGACCAGAAAATTGGTTGGAGAAAGATTTCTAACCGAGCGCAAGAAACATTGTTCCAGTGGGATATTGACGAATCTGGCGATGTGAGAGCAATGCAACAATTAGATCCTTCTGCTGGTAAGGGTCTGGTGTCAATTCCCATTGAGAAGGCTCTGCACTTCCGTACAACCTCCGCTAGAAACAATCCTGAAGGGCGAAGCCTTTTACGCAATGCGTACCGCCCGTGGCGATTTAAACGCACCATTGAAGAAATTGAAGCGATCGGCATTGAACGAGATCTGGCTGGTCTGCCAGTTGCTTATGTACCTCCGTCCATGCTTTCGTCCACCGCAACATCAGATGAGGTGTCTGCCCGCAATGCGATCCAAAGCATGGTTCGTGGAATCAAACGAAACCAAAACGAAGGCATCCTTTTCCCGCTCGCTTTTGATGAAGGCGGACGGGAGATGTACAAACTGACTCTTCTGTCCAGTGGTGGCAACCGCCAGTTCAACACTGATGCCATTGTTGCCCGCTATGACCAGCGAATCACAATGACAATTCTGGCTGACTTCATTTTGTTGGGTCACGAAAAAGTCGGTTCGTTTGCTTTGGGGTCGTCAAAGATTGACTTATTCTTGACTGCGATCGCCCAGATGACCGCCCAGATTTCTGATGTGTTCAACAAGGATGCTGTTCCGAGACTGTTGAAGTTAAACGGCATGGATCCTCAGCGCGCACCCGTGATGCGAGTAGAAGAGTTGCAGTCCACCGATCTAACTGTTCTTGGCGACTTCATCACCAAAATGGCTGGTGCTGGAGCGTTGCAAGTTGACTCTGGTCTGGATGAGTTTGTTCGTGATCTTGCTGGCTTGCCACCAAAGGTTGAAGAAGAAGGTGCTTTACAACAAGGTGCTCAGATGCAACCGAATGCGATGCCCCAACCTCCTGTAGCACCGCAGTCTGCTCCGCCCGCTGAAGCGCAATCCGCTGAAGCGCAACCTGCTCAAGCGTCTGGTAGTGGTTCGGTTGAAGACTACATTATTCAATAAAGCCTCATCTTTGACTCTAAACGAGATCGGGATGGCTGATGCTGTCTCCCAAATTTCGTCAAGTTTGTCTAAGAGTCTGTTGGGCGTTATTGGTGGTTCTTCAGATGGCGCAACCGCTTTAGGTCGGCTGAGTTCGGTTGACATTCTGGATCAACTTCAAGAGTTAACGCCAGCGATTATCGGTCCGTTGATGAACGAACTTGAATTGTCTGCTGTGGATGCGATCGCTTCCATCCCGCCACAGTTAAGTATCGGAGTCAGTTTCAATACCACTGACCCTCGCGCACTAGCGTGGGCGACCCAGCGGGCTGGCGAGTTTGTTGTTCAAGTCAGTGACGAAGTTCGTACCCAAATCAGAGATCTGATCTCTCGTGGTTACCGTGACCAAATGACCGTAGATGCCATTGCAAGAGAACTGCGAAACATTGTTGGTTTGCATTCTCGTTGGGCGACCGCCGTTGAAAACATGTACGCCAAAACTCTTAGCGGGCTTGTCAATTCGGGTGTGGCGTTAGGTATGGCTACTACGCAGGCGACCAGTCTTGCGGGGGCGTATCGGGACAAGTTGATTGCTTCACGGGCTAACACGATCGCCAGAACCGAAGTCATCGGGGCTAATAACGCTGGACGCTATTTGGGGTGGCAACAGTTCATGCAACAGTCTGGTTATCCGCCGAACTTGATGCAGAAAGAATGGGTTGTTGGTCCTGATGGTTGGCAGGGTATCAATGTATGCGATCTGTGTCTTGAGTTAGATGGCACGACTGTTGGTGTGAATGATGAGTTTCCTAGTGGTCGGTTGATGCCTCCGTTGCATCCGAATTGTCGTTGTACTGCTTTGCTGATTTTTCCTGAGGATGGTTTGTGATGCCGTACAAGATTGAGCAGAGGGCTGACAAGTTTGTTGTTGTTCGTGAGGACGACGGGAGAGTTGTTGGTACGCATTCGTCTAGGGCTAAAGCAACGGCTCAGTTGAAAGCGTTGTATATCCATGTTAAGGATGCCATTGAGAAAGCGAAGTTCGGTTCACGAAGCGAAGCAGGCAAGTACGCCGCCCACATTCGGTGGATGCGAGAGCGGGGTATGGAACCGTTAACGCCTGATGCTTGGCGTAGCCAGAACGCTCAACCAGTGGAGCCGACAAGAAGTTCGTATGAGAGTTCGTTGGATGCGATCACAAGTTTTGCTAGTAACGAGTTTCAAAGCAGATTGCGTGATGCTGGTAATGAAATAAATGCGCGGTCGTATGACAACGGAAGACCTGTTTCAGTGAAGGACTATTTGCTTATCAATGAAATGTCCAAAGTTGCAGTCCGTGATCCTAATGATCCTCAAAACACATTGGTTATTTGTTCTCCTCCTTTGATGGCAGTTGAACGAGAAGTCAATGAACTAGGCGGATTAGTACATGATGCGATATTAGAAAAGATGAAGCAAGAAGGGTTCTTGTTGCCAAACGGCGAATTTGATGAGACTCAACAAAAAGAGTTACGCAAAGTTAGAGAAGAATCAGAGTCTGTTGTTCAAAGCATTGCGGACAAGGGCAAGGAACTTGGACTGCAAATGTATACCTCCGAAACAAGGGGTGTTCAAACTTCAAAAATGAAAGTCATGTGGCGTGGGGCTGATGATATTGATGCTTCAAAAATGCCTCCAGAACTTCGTGCGCTTCACGAAAGTTGGCGCGACGCAGAAAAAGAATTGGATGGTGTGCCGTGGAGTTTACGAGATGCGAACACCGTTTTGAGAGATCGGGTAGAGAAAGCGGAAAAAGATTTTACCGAACTTGCGCTTAGTGAATTTGAAACTTGGTTTGATGCTAACCACAATCCGTCTGGCGGTAGTCATGTCAGTCGGTTGACTGAACTTAAAAAAATTGCGGCGGACGCTAGTAGGGCTAGTTATAATGCACCTACTTATATTGATCGTTACCGTCACACTTTCGCTGAGGTTTTGAAAGATCTTGGTGTTTCTGGTCAGTCTCAAATTGGGACATCCGATCAACTCAGAATTTCAAGCGGGACAGCATCCAAAGAACTTAAAGATAAATTTGTGAAACAAATTCACACATATTTTCCTGCTTCAACAATTCAAACTTTTAAAAATAAATATCCGCAAGGTTTGAAATTGACTAAATCAAATTCTGGTGGTCATTGGGTTGACTCTCAAGTAAAAATTCAATCCGATTTAACTCTTGAAACAAATCTCCATGAATTTATGCATGCTGTAACCTATGCAGATCCGAGGGCTAACTTTGTTGAACGAGCGTTTTACATGCGACGACGAACTGATGGTGGTCGTGGCAATCAGCCGATTCAAGAAAGAGTTAAAAACGGGTGGGAGAAACCTAAAAAGACTTATGACGGCGGTAGAGGTAAACGGAGCGACTCAGAGTACATTCGTGACGAGTTCCATTCGGAATATACGGGCAGGTACTACGACTCTGGGCATACCGAAACGATGACAACTGGTCTTGATCGTATTGCTGGGCGAGGTTCTAGTATTGAGGATCAAGATCACACAAACACTGTTATAGGTTTGCTTGTAGCGATTGGGTTGGGTTTCAAATGATTAGGTTCGGGTATGTTCAGAGCGGTGTTCAGCGTTTCGCTGAGTGGACTGAAGAGTTTGGGCTTGTATGCGAAGACGATTTGCTTGATGCCGTCAATCTTTTGATTGGGGCTAAGGCTCCTGTTCGGTGTTCGTGGGTCGGGTATTTGATGGAAGCGTCGCTTGATACGGCTGTGCAGGCGTGGGGGACTATCAATAAGGCATTAAAGTGGTGTAATGGTGTTGAGTTGGTTCGTTGTACGCCACCATTGATTGAGTATGACGAGTTCTCGGATCCTGAAGAGGATCTGGTTGAGAAGGCTATGTCTCGTAGCGAAGCAGGCAGAATAGCCGCAGAGGCAAGATGGAAGAACCATGTCAAAGCGTCTGTAGCAAATTCAATTATTGATCGTGTTAAGGCGTATGGCGGTTTGTCGGTCAAAATGTTGACTGGTGAAGAGCCAACTTCTGGCTACATGGTTGCTCAAAGAGGTCACAATCGTGAAGTGCCAAGTGCCGACTTTTTTGATCCCGCTAAAGGGCAGGCGATTCTCAAGAAGTATTTGATTGAAAAAAGGGATGTTTTCGGAAAGGAACAGTACCTAGGTTTATGGTACGATTCCGCAAACGATGAAGTTGTTTTAGATGTAGTTGACAACATACAGAAGAAGAGCGATGCGACCCGTGAGGGTGCGGAAAGAAATCAGCAGGCGATTTGGGATGTCAAAGGACAAAGAGAAATCAGCACAGGCGGTTCAGGAGACAGAGAGTCCGAACCAGCCATTGATGTTAGTAAAACCGCAGGTTCCGTTATCGGAGATGGACGACGACGAGATTGGGCTTTTCGCCAAAGATATTTGGGAGAAGTTTATGGAGACACGCAAGCCTTAATTGAGTTTGATAAAGCGAAGTTCAGTTCACGATCTGAAGCAGGTAAGTACGCCGCTCATATTCGTTGGATGAATCAGAGGGGTATGACCCCGATGACGGTTGACCAGTGGAAATCACAAAACACTGGTGGTTCTGAGCGCATGCGAAAGATCCAAGAGTTGCAGATGGATGTGTCAGAGCGACTGAGAAAGTTCAATATTCTTTTGGGTGAGTCGCATGTTTTCCAAGATGGTATTTGGAACAGTTACGCAGAAAGCAAAATAAGTCAGGGTACAAATAAAGTTTTGTTGGTTCAGCCTGAAGACTGGGAAAAAACTGAGATTCCTTCAAAGGGCACCCCTGCTCAGTTGTGGGCTGTAGAGGTTCCAACAAGCATTAACGATTTTGATTACAAGGTTGCTGTTCCTAATGCTGAAGTCATGCGATTGATGGAAGATGTCAAAACTTTAGGTGGGTTAATAGAAGATGAGGCTTTGGCACGGGCAAACGCAAGTTCGTCAGAGGTAATAGATCCTGTTGTGTCAACTATGGAGTTCAAAAGAAAAATAACTGGTCTTCAGCAAGAGATTAAAAATAATGAATGGCTCATGCATTACGGTATGAAAAGTTTAGTGAATTTCCTTGGGGATCCCGACAACGAGAAAACTAAATTTGAAGAATGGGTTGATTCTGGTCTGCCTTCAAAAATAAGTGCTTCACAAAACGCAGTGAGCGAATTTGGTGAATTTGGGGAAAAAACCGTTCAAGACATTATTGATAAATACGATGTTCGTGATTTTGACAAGTTTGTAGATGTTATGAACAATGAAATATTGTCTTCTCAAACAGCGGTAAGCGAAGCAGGTTTTGACCAAAACTCGTTAGCAAAATATAGGCGTGAAGTGTTGCGTGAGATTCGTCCGCACAGTACGGATGAAGGCATGCACAATGAAATAATTACGGGCAACCCTAAAGATAGCGGTACTGCGCTTGAATCTCATGTTGCAAAAGCAATGCGATTGTTGCCTTCAGCGTGGGTTGAAAAATTGAAGAACTACACAAAACAACACAACGCTCAAGGGAAAATGAGTATTACACCTGCCGTTGAAGGCAGATCCGGCTACAGCGAACCACATCATTTCATTCAAACTTCAACCGATGCCCAGCCGATGACTCTTGTCCATGAGTTAATCCATGCTGTTGAAGCGTCTAATCCTGCCATGCGGGTGATGGTCAACTCTTTCCATATCAATAGACGATTCGGTAATTTCAGAGCGGATGACGAAAAGTTTGGTAGCACTTTCAGCAAAAGGTTACTAGGCAAATATGAGGAAGAAAAAAATGGGTTTGTGGAAGACAGTTACGCCGATAAATATTCTGGTCGTGAATATCCGTCTTATGAGTTGACTGCTCGTGAGCAGTTAACAACGGGTACCGACATGTCGTTGTTTGTTAACAACATGCGAACGCATGGTTTGATTGACTTGGATCAGTTGAATTTTACTTTAGGAATGTGGGCTTCAGCATGAAACTTGTTTGGGTAACCGTTGACGGTGAAACAATTTTGTGGGATGAAGGTGTTTTGGATGCTTCGCCTGACTTTTTTGAAAATGTTGCGTTGTTGGTTGATGCGAAGGTTCGTGTTCGTTCTCCACGGTATTACTTTGCTGAGGATGTGGCTCGGATGGATTCTCCGTTTGGGGCTTTGTTGACTGTTGAGTTTTTGTTGGATTTGTTGAATGTGGGTTTGGTTGAGGCTCCGATGCTTTTTGGTGAAGCGGATCCTTTGTTGACTGATAATGATTCTTTGGTTGTTTCTGTTGAGAAGGCTATGTCTCGGAGTGAAGCGGGCAAGTATGCGGCGGAGCAACGCTGGAAGAACCATGCGAAGAAAGAAACAACAAAGCAAGAAACGCTTCTATCTCCTACTGATGACGCTGAGATTGCTAGGGCTACTGGTCGCCCGTTGAGTTGGGCGTTGCCCGCTACACGAGATCCTGAATTAAATGAAATTTTGGGTCGGCTGGTAGCAGATTTTTCTTCGTCGCCACCGAGGTATCACGAATATGATCGTGTTGTCCGTGATCCAGCCACAAAAGAGTTGCTCAAGTATTTGGAAAGCAAAGGCATTGTTGGGAAATCGGATTTTGAGGCGGGTAAAACCAATGCTGGGATTATGGCTGTTGGGTTGCTTCTGAATGGCTTGCAAGCAAACAGTTCTTCGGCGTGGTCAACTTCGGTTCCAAAAGGGTTTGCTCCGTATTTTAAAGCACGAATGATTGCTGAGGAAGGTTCTCCAGTAATCAATGTTAATGCGTATGCGCTTAACCAAATCATTAGTAGTGGCAGGTACAAAACCCAGTTTGAAACTCAAGAGTCAAACGGTGCGTTGAACCCGTATATTCGTGCGGCTTTTGAGTCAGGTGCAATGGGTTTGCACCCAAACATGGATGCGACTAAGCGTCCCGTGTACGGGACAATGCAATCGCATGATTCAATTGGCAATACTCACCCAATGAGCCAATACGGTACAATTTCGCTTCAGTTGAACGAAAGTGTTCGTGAGCGTTCAACGGTTTCGTATAACGATTCTTTGGGTATGTCTATAGAGACTGCACCTGCTGACAGTACGGGCAAAGAGTTGGATCGGATGTTTAATACTGGTTCAAAGGGTGGACATCTTGATTATGTTGAGACTCAGATTCATGGTGGTGTTTCGTTTAGCGATGTGAAAGCAATATGGGTGAATGAGAAGTATGCGCCCGGTGATTTTGAAAATGTGACCGCGATATTGGATAAGTATGGGTTGTCCAATATCCCTGTGATGCGTGTTGGTGTTGATGATTTCTACAAAGCGAAGTTTAGTTCACGGAGTGAGGCTGGCAAGTATGCGGCGCATATTCGTTGGATGAACCAGCGTGGTTTGACTCCGATGACGGCTGACCAGTGGACTGCTAGTCAGAGTGCTGATGCGACACCTGTTGTTACGGCTCCGACTCGTGTGACGGCTAGTGGTGTGGATTGGGATCAGCCTGTACCACAGTTCAAAACTGTTGATGAAGCGCAAGCGTGGATTGATGCGAAGTGGGGTAAGCGTGATGGTGGTTTACCAGACAGAGAATTTAAGATTGCCCTCACTGAAGGCAAGCGCATGAGCGGTTATTTTTCGTATGGGTTTGCAAACATTGAGGCAACACAACATTGGATTGAAAAAATAGATCAGGTGTTTAAAGAATTTCCTGAAATAGCAAACGCAGTTAGTTTTGTTGCGTCTGCTGAACCTCCGTATGGATATGAACGCGCTCTCGGTTGGGCGGGTCGTGCATCAGCGTCGTTATATTTTAACCGTGGTATTTGTTCCGATCTTAATCTTGTGGACGCTACGATTAAAGAATGGAAAAAGACGGGTTATTGCGCTACAAATGACCCGACTGCTGTTTTGTGGCATGAATTTGGTCATCATTTAGGTTATGCGGCGGGTAACGCTAATTTGTATGGCAACCTGACAGAGGTACGCATGCCTAGAACTTCGCAACCTCTTGCCGACATTAACCAGAGAGATCAAAAAGCGTATGAGAAGGCTATTCGGGTATTGGTTAAGCCTTTGATAATTAAAAGTATTAACAACGACCGAAAAGTAAAAGGGTTGAAACCGTTGCACTTTAAAGGGTTGTCCGAGGCAATGTCGGGTAATAGCAGAACTAAAGACTCTGACGCTTTAACTTGGCGTGACGAAATCAAAAAGCAGTTAAGCACTTATTCGTTGAGTAACTATAACGAAATGATTGCCGAATCGTTTGCCCAATATGCACACGGAGTATTTACTGGTGCTGAAATATCACCGTTGGCTAGAGGAGTTGTTGAAGGTTTACGGGGCTATATTGCAGGTAAGCCGTTAGTACCGTCAGGAGGATCGCAATGACAATGGGAATATCAATGTGTTGGGCGTGTAAGCACTCAAGAGGTAACGCAACTGAAATAGATGAAATATTGACAGGGACATGCGATGCGTTTCCTGATGGTATCCCTCTTGAAATTTATGCAGGCGGGTTTGACCATCGCCAAAAATTTGCTGGTGATAACGGTGTTAGGTTTGAACCAGTGACCGAAGAAGAAGGTTCTTTGGCTGTGAGCATGGTTGAGGACAATTTATGATTTTGATTGCAATGGTGGACGATGCGAAGGTGTTTGACATTGAAGACGATGACCCGATGTGGGGTACTCGTGTCATTCTGGAGCGTGGAGGCGTTGAAAGCGCACCGCTTTTGTTGGAAAATGTGGTTACCAAAATGTCTATGAGCAACTGGCGATGGGTCAACCCCCCTACTAAATAGTGACTACTGGGTTTACTGTAAGGTTCTGGCATGGATACAACCGAAATTGACCAGTGGATAAACGGCGATCTTTCTTGGGAAGATCTTTCGGAGAGCGCACAAACGGCTATTGACGGTGAAGTTGACGATGCGAAGCCTGTTGCCAGTATGGAGTTAGTCCACAAGTCGGTTGCTGAGAAGCGGTTTACTTTAGGTCCGTGGTATATCCCGAACCGTTTGGATGCTCATAATGAGTGGACAGACTCTGATGAGTTGCAGGCTGGCTTGTGGGATTATGTCCGCAAGGGTGATCGTGGTATCCGTTTACAGCACAATCGTGACATTGTGGCTGGAGAATGGGTTGAGGCAATGCAACTTCCTGTTCCTGTCCAGATGCAGAAAGCGGCAAACGGAGAAACTGTTGAATACCCTGAAGGAACCGTTTTTCTTGGTGTTGTGTGGAAACAGTGGGCGTGGGATCTCGTGAAGAACGGCAAAATCAAAGGTTTTTCTATTGGTGGTTCGTCGGCTCGGTTGCCAATTGAGCCTGTCAATAAGGGAATCAAGGTTTCTCCGACTTTCATTCCTGCTTTGATCCGTGTCTTGGGTAAGAGTTATGCGGTTCGCCCAGATGAGGGCGGTGTCCGTGTTTCTTCAGGTTTGGACTTTGTTGTTTTTGATCCGTTCCAAGTGGATTTGGTTACTAAGTCGGTTTCGGATGGCTTTGTTGCTGATGCGAATCAGGTGTTGGCGTTTTCGCAGGCTATTTTGACTGGCGGGATAGATCATGGTTTGTGGGTCAATACTGGTGATTCATGGTCGTTTGTGAAAGCGAAGTTTGGGTCACGGGTTGAGGCTGGTAAGTATGCGGAGCATGTTCGTCGGGCTGTCGCTTCGGGGGAGACTCCTTTGGGTGTGGTTGAGTTTTCCGAAAATCTGTAACTTTGGCTTGACCACGGTTTAGAGTTTTGATATCCTTTGAATGAAGGAGGGTAAATGAAACCAATTGCTGTATACGGAACCCTGATAAAAGGATTCCACAACTCACGACTGTGGGATGGGCTTGCTACTTACGAGGAGTGCATCATCCACGATTTCCGTCTTGTCACTCACGGGTGGTACCCGTATGCGATACCAGACGAGGGATCAACCACAGTCGGTCAAATCATTACACCGACAAGCAAGGTCAACGCTTCAACGATCTTGTCTCGGCTTGATTATTTGGAAGGTGTTCCTCACCACTACAGTCGTGAATCTGCAACTGTTGAACTTGAAGATGGTGCGATTGTTACTGCATGGATTTATGTTCCTGTAAGTGATGAATCAGGACTGGATCCTGTGCCAGAAAACAACTGGCGACTTTACGCAAGTCTTGTTTAGTTGATGTAGTTCAGGGTTATCAGTACCGTTCTCTGCGATGGCTTCGCGGAAAATGGTAAACATGAACATTGAAGAGACTTCTGGTGTTGACCATCCCGCGCACATGGACGAAGGATGGATCCTTATGAAGAACTCTGGTTTGAACACCGAAGATTTTGAAACGATTGAAAAAATGGTCGCTTTGGAATCAGAACTTGCTGACGCTCAGGCTCGCCTTGCCTCTTTGGAAAACGAAGAAGCCGAAGATGAGTTGGAAGATATGGGCGAGATGGACGACGATGCGATGATGAAGTCGGCACCGCCTGCTGTCCGTGAAGCATTGTTGAAGGCTCGTAACGAGGCTTTTGTTGCTCAGGAAGAACTACGCAAAGAGCGTGAAGTTCGTCTTGACGCTCACGCAATCGCTAAGAGCATGGACAATTATGGCAATCTTGCCATTGACCACGAAGAATTTGGTCCTGCTCTCCGCCGTTTGGAAGAACTTGATTCAACGGTCGTTGAGATCATCGCTAAGGCTTTGCAGTCCGCTAACGCTCAGGCTGAATCAGCCAACATTTTTGCCGAAATCGGCTCTTCATACATGCCAACTACTGCTGGCAGTTTCCAGAAGATTGAATCGCTCGCTAAGTCCGCTGTGACCAAGGGCGAATATAAGACCGTTGAGCAAGCAATCGCTGGCTTGATTGAAACCAACCCTTCGTTGTACGCAGAGTACATCGCTGAAACCCGCTGACCAGAAGAGGACACACTCATGGCATACGAAATTTCCAATTACAGCGTCAAAATCACCCTTGTCGCCGCCGCTGACCTTAGTGCGAAGCAGTATTACTTCGTCAAGATCAATACTTCGGGTCAAGCCGCGCTTTGCTCAGGTGTTACTGACAAGCCGATTGGCGTTCTCCAGAACACTCCGACCGCTGGTCAAGAAGCCCAAGTTCTAGTTATTGGTGGAACTAAGGTCGTTTGTTCCGCAAGCCTAGACGAAGGTGTTGCCATTGGCACCACTGCGGCTGGCAAGGCTGGAGCAAAGGTCGTCGGAACCGACACCACTAACTACATCGTCGGTCAGATCATCCTTGCGGGTGGAGCCGACTTGGATATTGCAACCGCTGTTATCAACTGTGCATCGCCTGCCCGCGCCGCCTGAGTAAAAAGGAATAAATCATGCCCCAGCCCACACAAAATCAGGTACATGTTGATGCGATTCTGACGAACATCAGTGTCGCTTACATGCAAAAAGCCGAAAATTTCATTGCAAACAAGATCTTCCCGATCGTTCCTGTTGAGAAGCAGTCGGACAAGTTCTTCAAGTACACCAAGAACGACTGGTTCCGTGACGAAGCACAGCGACGCGCTGATGCGACGGAATCTGCTGGTGGCGGTTACAACTTGTCAACCGATTCGTACAACGCTGAAGTGTGGGCTTTCCACAAGGATGTTGGCGATCAGACTCGTGCAAATGCTGATGCTCCTATCAATGTGGATCGTGAAGCGGTTGAGTTCATTACGAGCCGTTTGTTGCTCAAGATGGAAACTGAATTCGTTTCAAGTTATTTCACGAGTGGCATTTGGGCTACCGACAACACTCCGTCAAACTTGTGGTCGGATTACACCAACAGTGATCCGTTGAACGATGTTGAAGATGCGAAGCGAGCAATCCTTTCCACTACTGGTTTTGAACCGAACACGCTTGTGCTTGGTTACGATGTTTTCAAGGAATTGAAGAATCACCCAGATCTCGTTGACCGTATCAAGTACACCTCGTCTTCGGTTATTACGACCGACATGATCGCTCGTATGTTTGATGTTGATCGTGTTGTGGTTTCAAAGGCTGTTAAGGCAACCAACAATGAAGGTGCCACTGGTGCTTATGACTTCACTGCTGGTAAGAATGCGCTCTTGTGCTATTCGGCTCCGTCACCGGGTCTTCTCCAGCCGTCTGCTGGTTACATCATGTCTTGGACTGGTGTTTCTGGTGGTCTTGGTCAGACGATCGGTTCAAGCCGTTTCCGTATGGAATCAGTGAAGGCTGACCGTATTGAAGCAGAAATGGCTTTTGACATGAAGGTCGTTGCCGCTGACCTCGGTTACTTCTTCGCCAGCGTGGTTTCGTGAGCGAATGGCTTGTGCTTAAGCCGATCAAGGTCGGTGGAGGCAATTTCATTCAAACTGGTGAACGAGTTCTTGCTGACAATTGGCGGAATCGTCGCTCTCTTGAATCTGGACGCTATATCCAGAGGATTGAGGTTACGGTTCCGCCTGTTGACAGCGATGCGATCGTTGAAGATGTAGTTAAGCCCGTTAAGAAAGTTGGGCGACCGCCGAAGGTTGCTGTAGAGGAAGGTTGATTCAATGACTTGGAGTTACGGAGGCGATCCTGCTAACTCCATTGTTGATCGGGTCAGGTTTTTGTCAGGTGATACTGACACTACGAACCAGCAGGTAAGTAACGAAGAGATTTCGTTCTTGTTGTCGGAGAATAACTCTGACGCTTATTTGTCGGCGGCTGGCGTGTGTGAGGCGGCGGCTTCTAAGGCTTCGGGTAAGGCTGATTATTCTCGTAGTGTTGGCGATTTGTCTATTTCTACTCAGTATTCGGCGCATGCTAACTCTTTGTTGAAGTTGGCTGAGGTTTTGCGTATGAAGGCTTCTCGTCGTACTCCCCCGTCTGTGAATTTCTATACGGATGACAGTGGGAATGTGTTTGGGGCTATGAAGTTTGCTATTGATATGGATCGTAATAATGGTTCTGCTGAGTCTCGGACTGCTGTGGATTGATGTATGGCGTTGGAGACTGCTTTTTTGGAGTTGATGCCTCAGACGGTGACTGTTTATTCTCAGACGGCTAAGACGGAGTATGGGGTTCAGTCGTGGTCGGCTTCGGGGACTTCTGTTAATTGTCGTGTGATGGAGACTGGGACTTTGGTGCATGATGCGAATGGTCGTCAGGTGTATGAGACTGGCAAGATCATTTTTTATGGGACTCCTACGGTGAGTTTGAGTTCTCGGATTGCTTTGCCTGATGGTTCTTTCCCTGTGTTGTTGTCGGTGAATGTTCATAGTGATGAAAATGGGCTTAGTCATACCAGTGTCAGTTTTGGTCGTGCCTGATGGCTCGTGTGGGGAATGCGACGATCAGTCTGGTTGGTGAGAATCGGATGATTGAGGCTTTGCGGTATTTGGGTCCGTCTGGGGCGGTGCCGAAGGTTGGGTCTGCGTTGTATATGGTCGCTAATAAGGTGTTTAATGAGTCTCAGAGGCAGGTGCCGTTTAGGACTGGTGCTTTGCAGTCGTCTGGGTTTGTGTCGCCGTATTCGTTTGATGGTAAGACGGTTCATGTTCGGATTTCGTATGGTAATACGGCTGTTGCCTATGCTGAGAAGCAACACGACATTAACTTTCCGCATGCACCGGGGCGTAAGTGGCATTATTTGAGCGATCCGCTTAACGATAATCGTAAGGATTTTGAGTTGCAGATGAATACTGCGTTGATGCGACTGTTGAAGAAGGTGATGTACTGATGGCTGTTTTGGATGCTTTGGGTGCCCGTTTGCAGTCTGCTGGGGTGGGGACTTTGGGTACAAATTTGTGGTTGTCGCAGATGCAGTACACCCCTGATGCTTCGGTTGTTTTGATGGAACAACAGGGTGGGGTGGATCATGTCTTTGGTGCTTCGGTAGCGGGGACATATAGGCACACTGTGCTGGTTGTGGCTCGTGCTGGGCGTAATGATTACCCGTCAGCCCGTTCTAAGATGCAGAGCGTTCAGGCGAGTCTGGGTGCTATTAGAAACGAAACGATTTCGGGGGTTGCTTTTATGTCGGTTTTGGATACTACGGGTCTTTATCCTGCTGGGATGGATGGTGATGAGCGTCCTATGGTCGCTTGTGAGTTCACTTGTTGGGTGACACCGTGAACGAGGGCTTGGTGGCGGTGCATAAGGCTTTGTTGGCGGCTCAGGCTTGTTTGGATGCCGCTCAGTCTGCTTTGGTGGCGGCATTGACGATCCAATCCGACTTTGAGGATGCGACGACTTGCCCGCACCCACCAGATGCTCGGATCAATGTGACAACTATGGGTTCTGATTCGGAAAGAGACGAGTTCTGTAATGCCTGCGGAAAAAATATCTGAGCCAGATCCGTATGGTCGCCAGATCCGTCCAGCGGACGAAAACCCTCGCTGTTGGAGGTGTGCCCGCCTTTTGGCTATCCGTTTGACCCGTCCGTGGCAGGTGATGTGCCCTCGTTGTAAAGCACAAAACAGTCAGGAAACTTGACCTAAACGGATTATGACGGTAGGGTTACGACTCATGTTGAGACGGATGCTTGTTTTGTCGGTTTTGTTGGTTGGTTGTGGCAGTTTGAAGGGGGCTGATTCCCCGCCGACAACTTCGGCGACGATGCGAACAGATCCTCCTGTGACTGTTCCAGAAACAACTGTGGTGACCCCGACCATCACTACTGTTCCCGTGACTACCACGACTGAGGTTGATTGGATTGGTGTCGCTGAGACTTGGGCTTTGCAAACCGATGTGGCTCGTTTTGTTCACGGGCGTTGCGGTGAGTGGCATGATCTGGCAATGTCGGTCGGTTGGCATGAAGACGAATGGGCGACATTAAGCACCGTTCTTTGGACTGAATCACGATGCGATCCTTCTGCTTGGAACGGACATGATGCGGGATTGAGCCAGATCAATCAGATTCATACGGCATGGTTGGCGGAGATGGGCTTTAAACATCCTGATGACATGTTTGATCCTGCGTTGAATTTGGCGTTTGCTTACAAGTTGTATTCGTCAAGGGAAGAGAAGGGTCAGTGCGGTTGGAAGCCGTGGACTGAACCCTGCACCGACTAAACGAGAGTTCAGACGATGCGATGATGGTTGTGGCGTACACTCAAGTTGTCGTGACCATAGTGTCCCCAGCCCATCCGTGACCTTTGTGTCTAGGGCGCGCTGGGAACGCGCGTCTAAAAGGATTCTTTGTGGCGAAGTACAAGGTGTTAATCGGAATTAATACTCCAAGCAATCGGTTTGAACCCGATGCTTTAGTTGACCACACCTCCATTCCGTCCAAGTCCATCAAATGGTTGACCGAACAAAAAGCCATTGAACTTGTTTCTGGTAAAGCACCCGAAGTGGCTGAAGAAGTCATTGAAGAAGCGGTTGAAGAAGTTGTTGACGAGGCAGTTGAAGAAGGCGGTTTCTGATGGCGTTCGTTCACGGTAAATCAACGGTCGTTCTTTGCAATGCGACGAACATGTCGCCGTATTTGAAGGAAGTTTCGTCTAACCACGGTGTAGACATGTCGGATGTGACCGCTTTTGGTACTACTGGCACCAAGGCGTACCTACCGGGTTTGAAAGACGGCAAGATTTCGGCTTCTGGAATGTTTGACGGTGCTACTGGTGCTATTGACTCGGTGTTTCAAGCGGCACTTGGTGCCTCAAGCGTTGTTGAAATATCTGTGTTCCCTGATACCGATGCGATAGGTAAGCGTGGGTTCATTGCTGAATGCTGGGAAACCTCATACAACTTGTCTAGTCCCGTTGCTGATGTGGTTCAGGCTTCAGCCGAATTTCAGGCAACTGGCGGAGTGGACTATTCGGTCAGCCTTCAGGCTCTCACTACCGTTACCGTTACTGGTAACGGTACGGGTGTAGACAACACCTCATCTACCGCTAATGGTGGTGTAGGAATGTTGCATGTGACCGCCAATACTGGGAGCGTCACAACCATTATCAAGATCCAGCATTCAGTTGACAACACCACTTTTACTGATCTTGTCACTTTTACTTCCGTCCCGACTGTCACAACGACTTCGGAAAGAATCGTGGTTGCTCCGGGAACCACAGTTAACCGTTACCTGCGAGTCATTCGGACTATCTCTGGAACGGGTTCAATCACCTATCAAACCTCATTCGCACGAAAGTAAGGAACCATCATGGCATTTGTACACGGAAAAGCGGCAGTATTTAAACTGGACAACTCTGGCGGAACTTTGACCGACCTCAGTTCATACCTCATGGAAATTTCGTTTCCTGAGAGCATTGACACGGCTGATGTAACTGCTTTCAGCCCCGCTGGTGGTGCTAAGGCATACATCGTCGGTTTGAAAGATGCGAAGATCTCGTTGACTGGCAAGTGGGATTCAGCGTTTGACGCTCTCATTGCCGCTGTTCTCGGTCAGACTGCTTCGCTTTCATTTGAATACGGTCCTGCTGGTTCAACCGCTGGCTTGGTCAAGTATTCTGGCGAGTCATTCGTGACCGCATACAACATCGGATCGCCAGTTGGCGATGTCGTTTCCGCTTCGGTGGAATTGCAAGTAACAGGTGCCGTAACCCGCGGTACTTGGTCATAATTAACAACCTATAAGGAGCAAAAGTGTCCCTTCGTGACCGAATTTTAGCCGCCAATGACATTGAGTCAAAGGTGTTCCATGTAGCCCAATGGGGTATTGATATTGAATTGCGAACGCTCAGTGCTTCTGATCGTGCCCAATTGGTCAGTTCCTGTATGAGTGCTGACGGGACGGTTGATATTCAAAAGATGTACCCGTCGCTCATCATTGCGTGTGTTTACGATCCCGAAACTGGTGGTCGTGTTTTCTCTATTGAAGACATGGATGCCATTTCAGATAAGTCTGCGTCTGCTGTGGAGTTTGTGGCACAGAAGGCAATGGAAATGTCGGGTATGAAGCCTGATGCGATTGATGAAGAGGGAAAAGGCAATTAGCCGATCCTGAATATAGGTATTACTTCGTCCTTTCAGAGCGTTTGGGGCGGACAGTTGAAGAGTTGTTGTGGGGATCACCAAATCATCGTCCGTTGAGTTCAGACGAACTGATTGGGTGGGCGGCACATGACAAATTAACTGCGTGGGAGCGTGAACAAGCGATGGCGAAGGCGAGAAGATAGCAAATGGCTATAACCGTTGACGCTGTACTTGGTGCTGATGTATCTGGCTTTGTCTCAGGAATGGGGCAGGCTCAACAGGCGTTCTCAAATACTGCTAAAACAATCACTAATGGCACCAATGCGATGGGGTCTAGTCTCCAGAATACGACCAACGCCAGTAACGCTTTTTCTGAAGCGGCAGTCAAAATGGGTGTCGCTATTGGTGCGGCAGGGTTGGCGTTAGTTAGTTTTAGCCGTAAGTCATTCGCGGTGGCGGCAGATGTTGCCGAAATGAATGTGGCGATGGAGGCTGTTGGCAAGTCGTCGGGTGTTGGTGGTAAAGCGTTGACGGATGCCGCAACGGCTGTTCGTAAACAGGGTATTGAGATGAAGGCATCTCAAGAGATCGCTTTGCTTTTTGTGAAGTCAAACCTTGATTTGGCGGATGCGAGCAAGTTGGCTCGTGTTGCTCAAGACTTTGCCGTGTTGTCGCAACGAAACTCAACTGATGTCGCTAAAACGCTTGCTTACGCTATTCAGACTGGTAACAGTATGTTGCTTAAGGGTGTGGGTATCACTAAGTACGCTGGTGAAGCGTATTCGGAGTATGCAACCACTTTGGGCAAGTCGTCTAACAACTTGACTAACTCGGAACGCCAACAAGCGATCTTGAACATGGTTATGGCTGAGGGAGCCAAGGTTGCTGGTACTTATGAAGCCGCAATGACTGAATCTGGCAAGGTGCTTCGTTCGTTCCCTCGTATTATCAATGACATTCAGTTGGAGTTCGGCAACCTGTTTTTGGATGGTTTTGGTCCTGTTATTTTGTCGGCGTATTCAACTTTAAAGCAGTTCTCTTTGATGATTCGTGAGGGTGGTGCTTTGCATCCGATCATCACTGCTTTGACACAATCGTTTACGACTTTGATTTCGCCATTAGAAGGTGTTTTTAAAAACATGAAGCATGCGATGGAAATGTTCCAGACAGGCAATGTTGATATTAAGGCTGTTTCGGATCGGATAACCGAGTTACTTCCAATGATTACTGCCTTGTCTGTCGGTTTAGGTGCGTTTGCAGGAAAAAAGATTCTTGGTGATCTTCCAGTTTTTGGAAAACTTTTAGACTCAATGACAAAAAGTATTAGTCCATTAGGGCTTGGTATAGCGACACTTATTTTGATGTCGCCAGAACTTCGTGCCGTCTTTATGGATCTGTTAAAGAGTTTGGAACCTTTATTGCCCGTGGTCATGGATCTTGGCAAAACCATTATGGATTCCATGAGTCAAGTAATGACAGCAATCGCCGATGTTGCTCAAGGCACCGAAGGTTCAATAGTTTCCATTCTGACTGGAATGATCAATGCGATCTCAGCAATCAGTGTTGTCGTTTTGCCTACTGTTAACGGGTTAGCGTCGCTGTTAACTGTTTTGACTGGCAACAAAGTAGCGATGGCGGCGTTGTTGCCGATCATTATGGCTTTTGTTGTTCAAAAGAAGTTGATGGGTCTTAATGCTGACGGTTCGGCTAAATCTTTGCAACGATTGGTCACGGGCTTCAAAACTTTTGGTGCAAACATACAAGAAAACATTAGATATCAAAAGGCTTTAGCACAAGGCAATGGTCTAACAATCACTTCGTTCCAAGCATTAAGGGCGGCGGGTGTCACCACTTTTGTGGCGTTGAAGACAAGTGTGCAAGCATTTATGACTTCAATTTTACCAATGCTCGCCCTGATGGTTGCTATTCAACTTGTGTTTGCGGCAATCGGTGCGTTTGGTGCTAAACAAAAAGAGAACGCCGCTCGTACTAAAGAGATGAGTGAGGCTTTGCGTGACAACACGAAAGCGTTGCTTGAAAACAAAGAGGCTCTCCTTGAGGGTGCCGATGGTTCCGAACTTTTGTCGGACGCTATTTTTAAAACTGGTGAGGATAGTGCAAAACTTGTTAAGGCTTTTGGTCAAATTGGCGAGGTAGCAAGTTTAGATAAATTTGCTTCGGCTCACGACAATTTTAAGCAGTTCGCTACAGAAATTTTGATGGCTCATGGTGCTACTGAAAAAGCCGCAAAGTCAATGGCAAGTTATATCAACAGTACAGATGATAACGATTTTGCTAATACCCGTTGGCTTGCTATTGAAACTTCTGGTTCTTTTATTGGTGTTGCTAAAGCGTTGGAAGAAATTCAAGACCAGATTGAAAAAACTGATTTCACAAAGATGGTTCAGGATCAAGTTGACATGATGATGGGTTCTGGTCAGATCACTACGGGGATGCGACGAGAGGCTCAGGCTTTGGCTGATGCTGAAGCAGAAATGAACGGTTACGGCGAAGCCGCTAAGGCGGCGGCTTTTGAAAATCATTTGATGGCTCTTGCTACTGATTATGCTCGGCGAATGCTTAACGGCGAAAGCGAGGCTGTTGAAATAGGTATCAGGCTTCACGGCGAGTTGATGATGAATAAGCGTGAACTGAACAAGTTGAATAAAGAAGAGCGGGTTGTTGTCAAGTCGTTAACTGAAGCATATTTAGAGTTGCAGGTTGCTAATGGCGGTAATGCTGTTGCGTTAGATGACTATGCGAAGACTGTTCAGGGTTCGTATCGTGACACGATCTTGTTGTTTAGGGCGAACAGGTCGTTGGCTGGTTCTATTAAGTCGGCTACTGACGAAATTTTGTCGGGTAAGCAAACTTGGGATGATTTTAAGAACAGTGCGTATGACATTGGTGATGCGATATTGACTTACAACAAGAATTTGATTGACCAGAAGTTGCCGTTGGATGAGGTTGCTTCTAAAACTGCTGAGTTTGTTCAGAATATGATTGGTGCTGGTGTTCAGGCTGGTTGGAGTAAGGAAGCGATCAAAGAAGTTGTTGACGCTATGAATTTGGTGAATGGCACTACGGCTCATCTGTATTTTGATTTGTCGTCGGCTCAGGCGGCGTTGGATACTTTGGCGGCTGTTTATTCGGCGGTCTATCTGATTAGCGGTGACGAGGCTGGCATGAAAAAGATGACTGATGCAATGGCTGAGGCTCAGAACGCTGTAAACAGTTTCAATAACAAGAAAGTCAACCCGAAAGGTGGCGGTGGCGGTTCTAAGAAGGAAGATCCGTTTGCGTGGGTTAAGGGTTGGGTTGACAATCTTGTGTCGTATGCGAACACTGAGATTTCTAGTTCTGCTCTTGCCGATCTTTTAGGTTTGAATCCTGAGAAGTCCACTGGTGACAAAGTTCGTGGTGTGTTTAAGGATTTGAATGATGAGGCTAAGAAGTTGGGTCTTCAGAACATTCCTGCGGTTGCTCAAGCGTTGGAAAAATTGGGTCAGAAGTATGAAGAGTTGGCGAAGATGGCTGAGGCTCGTGATCTTTTGGGCGGTCGTATTGAGGAAACGAAAACAAAAATTGGTGAGTTGGAGTCATTAGTTTCTGGTTTGGCTGACACTTTGAAGAGCCTTCAGGAAGAGGCTGGCGGTATTGCTGAGGGTTACGGTCTGGATATTGTTGGTGCTATTTTGCCGACGAATGGGGCTTTGGAGCAGGCTCGTGCGGCGTTGACTGAGTATCAGCGGTTGGTTGACGAGCGCAACACGATCATTCAGAACGCTAAAGACTATGCGATACAAGTAGCGACGAGCATGATGCCTCCGTTGAGTGAATCCAATACGGTTGCTCGTGCTTCAAAGGTTCTTCGTCAGGCTAAAGAGTTCCGTGACGGCATTATGGAGATGCGAGATCGTGGTTTCCCGAAGGACATGATCGCCGAAGTTATTGGTGCGGGTGTTGTTCAGGGTGGCAAGTTGGCTCGTGGTTTGTTGGCTATGTCGGCTGGCGATTTGTCTGAGTTGGTTGGTATTCGTTCCCAGATTGCGGATGTGGCTGTTGATACGGCTACTGCGGCGACGAACATCATGTTTGATCCTGCTCAGATTGAAGCCATGAATACTGCTATTGCTACGCAGGGTCAACTTGTGACGGATCTTTGGAGCGGTGTTATTGCTACGGCTCAGACGGCGTTAGTAGATGCTCAAACTGAGTTGGCTAATCAAAACACTTTGTTGGCTGATTTGAACACGCAGTTGGCGGATGCGAACACTGCTATCGCTCGGTTAATTAGTGCTATTCAGGTTGAGTTCCATGATGCCATGTTTGAATTTCTGGCTGGGTTCAATGGTGCTATTGATCGTCTTGGGACACCTAGTTTGGCTGGTGTAACTCCGTTTGCTAGTGGCGGCATCGTGACTATGCCAACAATTGGTCTGGTGGGCGAGGCTGGGGCTGAGGCAATAATTCCTTTGTCGCAATTGGGTTCTATGGGGACAACGAATGTGTATGTGACTGTGCAGGGAACGGTTACTAGCGAAAAGAATCTTGTTGAAACAGTTCGTATTGGTTTGTTAAAGGCTCAGAAATCTGGAAGAGCGGTAACGATATGACACTTCCAGTTATAGATGTTCAAATACGCCCTGACTCAACATTTATTGTTAGTGGTACTGGAATTCTTGGTACAAGCGTACTGGGAGCATCTTTTTTGCTTGGACCTCCTGCCGCCGCTCTTGTTTCAATCGTGGGTCAATCTATGGATGTGAGTATTCATAGAGGTAGAACTAGAGCAACTGATAGTTTTGATACGGGTAATGCGACTGTTACTTTTCTTGACACTACTGGTCAATTTAATCCTGATAATACGAGTTCTAGTTTGTACCCGTATGTTCTTCCGTTAAGACAGTTTCGTATTTCGGCGACGGTTGGTTCAACGGTTTATCAATTGTTTAATGGTTATACGACTAAATACACTTATCAATTTGAACCGGGTGTGGACGCTGTTTTTGTAACTATTGAAGCGGAAGATGCTTTTAGAGTTTTAAGCATGTCGTCGGTGGTAGAAATACCGTCTGCTACTTATGCCGAATATAGTGGTCCAAGAATTACAAAAATTTTGAATCAACTCAATGTTCCTACAAGCATTCGTTCAATTTCAACTGGTGCCACTCAGGTTGATGATGATTTTGGTACAGTTCGTACAGGTCTTGAAGCGTTACAACAAGTTGAAGAAGCGGAGTTGGGCGCATATTTTATTGATAAAAAAGGTTTTCATACATTCCGTGGTCGTCAAGATCTTCAGTTGTTAGCCGGTGGAGTTACGAAAACCCCTATAGTTTTTGATGAATCTGCTGGTTTGCCATATAACGCAGTTCAAGTTGCCTATGATGACGAGCAAATTATTAACTATGTGACTGTTGATGGTAGTTCGCTTAATGGTGCTGAAGCGTTTGACTCGCCAAGTATTGAAAATTATTTCAATAGAACGCTTAACAAAACTAATTCGTTGTTGACTACTGATGCGGAAGCGACATCTCAAGCGAATTATCTTCTTGGTTTCCGCAAAGATCCTAAAGTGACTATTGACTCTATTGATTTTAATGTTTCGGGGTTAGATACTGAAACTAGAACAAACTTAATTACTAACCCGTCTTTTGAAACTAATACAACGGGTTGGGCTTCGGCTCAATCCCCTATCGTTGTTTCGCCAATTGTTGGTTTTGCGGGTACAAATTCTTTGTTAGTGCGATTGTCATCAATTGACACAAATATGGTTTATACGGTACCTACAGCATCTTCTGTTGGTACTTATGTATTTTCTATGTATTGCTACACTCCTATCGGTTCACCTTTTGCGGGTAGAACTATTAGTGTTAATACAGAAGGTGGAAGCGCAACAGTTTCGGCGGTTTCGCAAAGCAGTGCGACTCTTGTTGCTGGTTCGTGGGTTCGTTTTTCAACAACTAAAAATGTCACAGTTGCTGGAACTATAGTTTTGGTTTCTCGTTTATCAGGTTCATTGCAGGCTTTTGCGCCCCGAACAAATTTGATATCCAATCCATCGTTTGAGACGAATGTTTTAGGTTGGAATGCTAACGGTTCTACGAATACGAGAGTAGCGGGAACTTGGGGTATGGGAAGTTTTGTATATAGGATCGTGGCGACGGGCACAGGTAACTCTGGAACATTTACATCTGTCAATGCTTTTCCCGTGACACCCGGTGGTTCATACACGGTTAGTTTTTTTGCTAAGTCTATTTCGGGGACTTTACGCAAATTGTATATCGGGATATATTTTTCTGACGCAAGCGGTGGGTTTATCAATCAATTCTTTACTGGTAAATTCTTAACTACAGGTGTGCAGAGGTTTTCTATAACGGCAACAGCACCTGCTCTTGCGGCTACTGGTGGGATTTTTGCGTACACATTAGACGGGGGTACAACCAGTGACACATTTGAAATGGACAGTGTGCTTGTTGAGCAGTCTTCAGAACTGAACAGTTATTTTGACGGGACAAGACCGGGGGCAACTTGGACAGGTGCTGTTAACAACTCAACATCAATTCTTCCTCGCACGAATCTAATTTTGAATCCGTCGTTTGAGTCTGATGTTGCGAACTGGAATACTACGAGCAGTAGTTGTACCAATACAAGAACGGCTGGCACTATTGCTGGTGGTAGTGGCTCATGGTCAATGGTGTCAGTCGCAACAGTTACAACACAATATGGTCCGTCATGTGGCGGTACGGGTGTGTTCCCTATTTCAGAGGGTGCTACCTACACTTTTTCTGCACAAGTGTTGAGACTTGTGGGTTCACGAACTTACAGCGCACGCATTGACTGGTACGACAGCGGTGGTGTTTTTATTAGTTTGGCGAATAGTTCAGCCAATGCTTGCGCTACGAGCACCCGTCTATCTATTACAGGTACAGCACCAGCAGGTGCAGTCAGAGCAGACCTACGCCTAATAAGTACCAATACGGGTGCGCTCGGCGACAGTCATCAGATAGACGCTGTAATGTTTGAGGATTCGTCAACATTAAATCCTTACTTTGACGGATCAACTAACAGCGATACAAGTTGGACGGGCATAGTCAACAACTCCACCTCAATTCAAAACCAGACACTTCATTTTGACGCTGGAATGTTTGAGCAAACAAATAATGTTTCTACATATTTTGACGGTGCCACATCGTCTCGTGGTTTTACTTCGTGGACAGGCACAGCACACGGTTCAACCTCGGTTATGTTGTCTGATGCCGAATCAGTAGTTAATGCCGAATTACTTGACCCAGTTACTATAACCAAAAACTATGCGAACGGAACAATTTCACGCACTTTGACCGTGCAAGGTATTACCCATTCAATAACTCCGGGTAACTGGGAAATGTCACTGGAATTAGCAGAACCAGTCGGTGGTGACGGTTTGGTATTGGACTCGCCAAACGCAGGAATTTTAGACAACAACATATTGGTTTATTAAAGGAGAAACTTATGGCTTATACAACACTCAATGTCGCTTATATTAATGGTGACACATTTTATGCGGCGGATATCAACGCTACTAATACTGTTGCCAATGCTATATCTAATGGTACTAACCAAGTTCTTGTTACGGCTAAGGGTGACATACTTACAGGTAGCGCAACTGCTAACAATTTGGTTAAAACTGGTGTTGGTTCTAATAACACGGTACTTTATGCGAACAGCGCACAGTCTGGTGGTGTTTCGTGGGGGTTGATAACTTCGGCGATGATTACGCCAGCAACGATCACTGGTGGCGGTGGCGGGAATTTAGCGGGCACAACTGTTGCCGCTTCAAACATTGTTGCTAACACGATCACTTCTGCTCAGTGTTTAGCGAACGGTGCGACGACTTCTATTGTGAGTATTGGTACGGCGTTGGCTTCGGCTACTTCATCCAAGATCCATTTTAAAGCGACTGCTGGTGCCCCTACTTCTGGTGGGGCTATTGGCGACATCTGGTTTGTGATGGCTTAGTATGCCGAATACTTATGTTCAGACTGGTGCTGGTACTTATACCGAGATCGCTGGGACTAAAGGTATTTTTGCTCAGACGGGTGCGGCTGCTTATACCCGTGTGTGGCAGGCGTATGTTAAGACCGGTGCTTCAACTTGGGTGAAGGTGTATCAATTTGACACTGCCAATCCTGTTATCAATGCCAATAGAACTACGACAGGTTTGGCTAATGCGAACATGAGGTTTGCTTGGTCTGGTGGGGCGTTGGTTACTGATGCTGATTCTGGTGTTGCTTCAGTGAAGATTCAGGTTCAGTACACGCCTTGGGGTGGTTCGGGTGAGGGTTGGACTGATTGGCAGACTTTGACTTTGGCGCAGTGGCAGGCGACTTCGGGTTCGTTTGATTTCACTCCTTCAACTGCGAAGCGTCGCCAGTGGAGTGGAACCACAGAAACGGTCAGTCGGTACTATGTCGGTTTCCGAGTTGTTGCTGTTGACAATGTGGGACTTACAACAAATTCATCAGAAGTTGCTAATCTCACTAAACCGTATGGATCGGTGACTGTTTTGCCGAATAGCACTGGTGCGAGCGGTGCGGACTCGTATGCTGTCAGCCCTGCTGGGTGGGCTGGCTTAACAAATGGTGGTGTTCGTTTCGGTGACGGTACTTCTGTTGGTTTAGGTAACTGGACAAACGGTGCGTACTTTTACAACACACAACTTCAGGATGCTTGCTCTGGTTATGCCCCAGATTCTGGAACATTTGTTGTTCAGCGTAAAGGCTCACTGGGTATTTCGGGCAATGCGTACTTCAAGTACCACGGCAACACATTCTCCACAGGAACGACAAACGCTACTTTTGGTGGCGACTTTGTTGTGTTTGATCTTACTGGTCCCAATGTTTCGGGAACTCTTTCCATGCCTGCGAACTGGTTGTCTGCTATTCCGTCTGGGACGGCTAGAGGTTTCGGTATGTTAAACGGTGGGGCTAGTACCGTTATTAAAGTGCTTTACTCACATGGCGAATTGTTCAGTACAACAGGCACGATCACTCTTACTTTCACATAAGGACAAAACATGGCAAACGATTTTAAAACAACAATGACTCAACAAGATTTGGGGATTAACTGATGTCTATCAATCCGAATACATTGTTTTTAGCCGGGCAGGTTTTAACTTCTGACCAAGCGAACCGTTTTCCTCGTGGGGTGATGGCGTTTGCGTCATCGCCGACTAACTACACATTGACTGCCAGCGACGCACTAGCGACGGGCATGACTGTTACATGGTCAGCAGTCGCTGACCGTTACTACCGAATCACCTACTACGAACCTCTTGTTTCAACTCCCGCAGTATCAGGAGGAGTAACAAACCTCAGAATCAAAGACGGGGCAACCACCCTCCAATACGGATCAATCAGAACTAACAGCGCAACTTTTACTCAAGGGAATGTGAATGTCGTACTGATTGCTACATGGGCGACTTCAGCAACACGAACTCTCACGGGGCAAGTATCAGTAAGTTCTACCACTGGCACACCGTTACTTAATCGCGCGTCGGCTTATCCAGCGTTCATGCTTGTGGAAGATATCGGTCCTGCCTAATGTCTGCTACACCTTCGTTCGGTCAGGGTACTCCTGTTACTTCAAGGGCACTTAATGCTACTTTCGCTACTTTGTTGACTGGTGATTATGACTTTTCTAACATCAATGCGACAGGAACAATAAATGCAGGTGGATTGATTACTAGCACGACTGGTTTTTCTGGTTCTGGTGCAAGCCTTACATCGTTGAACGCAACGAACTTGTCTAGTGGAACTGTTGCCTCGGATCGTCTTCCATCAGTCAACATTGGTACTACCTCTGTCGCTTTGAGTCGGGCGAGTGGCGCATTGACTCTCGCTGGTATCACACTCACATCACCTACTTTTACTGCACCCGTTCTTGGTACACCAGCGAGCGGTGCGTTGACTAACTGCACCCTCATTCCTGCTGGACAATTAACGGGAACTACGCTCAACGCTGGAGTCACTGCCTCATCGCTAACAAGTGTCGGAACTTTGACAGGGTTGACAAGTTCGGGAACTGTTGAAGCGTCGCTCGGTGCTTTGGGAACGACTGCTACTAACTCGCTTATCCATTTCAAGTTGACATCAACGACGAACAACAACGACTTCTTGTTACTCACAGCGAACAGACTTGCCAATGGTACAACTTGGGACTCAGCGGCTTACACGATACAGCGTCTCGTTGATGCGACATACATGGGGTTCATTCGTTTCGGTGATGGTGCTAGCGGTCAGAATGTACAGATCGGTGTCAACGCTACAAAGTATCTCGCCGTTTCTTCTACAGCAACGAATGTGACTGGGCTTTTAACAGCAGATAATATTTGGAATACTTCAACAGCAACTACGACTTTGACTGGTTTCCAGTATGTTGTGCGCTCTACTGGTGCGTTCCCTGCTTACAATCATTTCACATCAATGCGAGAAGGCAAACGCAATATCGTAACCATTGCAGATAGTGGCACATTGATTGACCAACTCAATCCTGTTACATATCAAGCGAAGATTGACGAAACTGATGACGAGATTTCTGCTGGGTGGAAAGACCGTGATCTTGAGTACGGTTTCATTGCTGAAGAAGTAGCAGAAGTTGGCACAGGTTTTCTTGCTCAGTACATGGATGATGGAGAAGGCAATTTGAAACCAGCAGGGTGGAAGTGGCAAGGGGTAGTATCTGTTTTAGTAGCAGAAGTACAAAGTGTTCGTAAACGACTAGAGGAGTTGGAAAAAGTATGAACGAGCAACCACAAGTGGATGCACAAAAAGTGATTGATGATCTTTTGGATCAGTTGAAGCAAGCGAATTTGCAGATGGCTATTTTGCGGGTGATGTTGAGTGACGCTAACTCAACTCCTTCAGACGACTAAACGGTTGTTGATATCAGATTTGATAACAATCACGCTTTAGTCAGATGCGATAGCAGTTAACCAACCGACCTTTATCGGGGTTGGTATGTGATTGCTATGGTTGTAGTTGGAGTCTGACAAATGAAAAAGTTCATCAACATCGCTAATCGTATAGTGGCAACCTTTTTAACCTCGGCATTAAGCATCGTCGGTGGTTCTTCAGTGCTGAACGCATTCACAGACAACGATATTTCGGTACTCCAGTCGGCTTGTCTGGCTGGGTTTGTGGCTTGTGTTCAAGTGGTTGAACGGCTGGCTAAAGCGTCTTTGGACGGTGCGCTGACTTATACCGAAATCAACGAGGCGTTTTTGCCAACCAAAAAGGCGGACGATAATTGATGCCTGCTGGGACTTACAACATCACGGCAGAGCAGGGTGCGACATTCTCCAGAGTTTTAACTTGGCGAGATTCTGCTAACGCTTTAATTAACTTGACGGGCTATACCGCACGAATGCAAGTAAGAACTGACTATGCGAGTTCAACTGCGGAATTGTCGTTGACGACCGAGAACGGCAAGATCACCCTCGGTGGTGCTTTGGGTACGATCACCCTTTTGGTGTCGGCATCAGATATGGCATTGGTGCCAGCACGAAGTTTTGTTTACGATCTTGAGATGGTGAATGGTGCGACGGTGACGAGGCTTGTTGAGGGGTCTTTTGCGGTTAAGGCTGAGGTTACGCGGTGAGTGTGACGCTCAATGACACGCCGTTTACGGTTAGTGTGACTGAGACTAATAATGTGACGGTGACGCAAACCAGTCAGAGTGTTTCAATTCAGGATGTGGGTACGCAAGGTATTCAAGGGGCGACGGGGGCTACGGGTGCTACCACAACTAATGCGAGTGTGTTGGTTTCGGGGACTCTTGACAATGCACGATTGCCTGCAAGCGCGACAACGATTACATCGGTGGGTACTTTAACTTCTTTGGCAGTTAGTGGTGATTTAGCCGTTGATACAAATGTTTTGTATGTTGATTCAACCACCAACCGTGTTGGTGTCGGTACAAATGCTCCGTTAACGGCACTTCAAGTGGTAGGCACTGTTACTGCAACAACATTTGATGGCGTATTAGCGTCAACAATGACTGCCACGACTCAGGCTCTTGCTGATAACTCAACCAAGGTTGCTACTACGGCGTTTGTGATTGCTAATGCTGGTGCTGGACCGCAAGGGGCTACAGGGGCTACAGGGGCTACAGGGGCTACGGGGGCTACAGGTCCAACAGGTTTAACTGGGGCAACTGGTGCTACCGGTCCGCAAGGTTTACAGGGTGCTACAGGTGCAACGGGTTCTGTTGGAGCGCAAGGTATTCAAGGTGACACTGGTGCTACTGGTGCAACGGGCGCAACAGGTCCAATAGGTTTAACTGGCTCAACGGGGTCTGCTGGTGCGACGGGTGCAACTGGTGCTACTGGACTTCAGGGTGCTACAGGTCCGACGGGTTCTGTTGGAGCGCAAGGTGCTACAGGTGCTACAGGTGCTACAGGTGCTACAGGTGCTACAGGAGCGACTGGTGCAACAGGTTCTGCTGGTGCGATGTCTGAGATTGACGCACAAACCTTCTCAAGTTCAACTACTTACAC